GCAAGAAGTGGATCCATTGCATTTACTTCTGCAATAGTATATTGCAGTTCGTCTTCTTGTAAGTTTTCTTTTCTGTTTTCGTGTTTAAATGCCATAATAGTTTTTAGCTTCCGTCATGGTTTCTGTGTCTGTTGAATGGATCAATGATTGGATTACTCGTCCACGTATTAACTGTATTTGTTAAGGTACCTGTTGCGGTTAGTGCAGCCCAAGAATCATTCGTGGATTTAAGTCCAATTCGGATATACTCATCTATATTTGCAAAAACCCTGTTACTCGCGAGTGAAGCGCTGCCGCTGAGATTGCCACATTGTGTACCCACCCAAACGTAAAGATATCTTTGATTATCATTATCTGGACCACTTATTGAAAAACTCGAGTGAGTGTAAGTAAACTTGGTATTTGGAAACACAGGATTTACTGAGCCATAGCCGACATCCAGCGAGGCGGAGCTCTTTTGTTGAGTTTGATTTTGTAAATCAAGCAAGGAGGTAGAATCTGTTTGTGACCATGTTGCTCGTAGAGTTATAAGGAATTTCGTTTCACCCCCGTCAGTCTGGCTTCCAAATCGTGCGATGTGTTCGAGGCCGTCTTTTCCAATAATTCCTCCAGTGAAACCAGCGTTGTTGTTATTTGCGACTGTTGTGGAAGAAGAAGATGTGCCACCCGTAACAGTATCTGCTGTCGTAAACACGGTTGCTCCAACTTGTTCATATTCAATAAAGTCTGTAGTCACAGTACCGGTACTGTGGGCTTCTGTAATTGTAAATGTATCTGTAATAGTTCCACTCGCAAGTGAAGAACTTCCACTAATTGATTCTCCAATTACAAATCCAGTTTTATCTGCAACTTTGATTTTACATCTACCAATAAGATCGATCTCAAAAGGAAGATTATATAATTGCAATTTTGAGATATTTGTTGGATGAGTTACATAATCATTTGCATCTAATTTGAGAAAGTGCATGACTGGCGGGGAATCGACGTTGTAATTACTAATTAACGTGCCTGGCTGAGTATTACGGGGTGATTCATCCCTTCGAGAGAAAGCGGTTGTGTATATCACGCCGCCAGCGTCATTAAGGACGGTACCATCGGACGGTGTTAAGTAGTTGTACAATTCGGGTTTAACATTTGATGCGCTGCCCCAGGTTGATACCGTTTTCGTGTTTATAATTCCATACGTGCCATCAGTATCCACTATTTGGGTACTGCTAGCCATCATGCCGTTATTGAAATTTATGCTGTGGCCAGACGATGAAGTAATTGTACCAGTAGGTATTGCTTGTAGTATCTCGATTGGATTAGCGGGAGCCCAATACATTCTAGCGCATAGAGGAACATGGCCACGATTTACTTGGCCAAGCGTGCCGTAGGAGTCGTGTGTCCAGGTATGGGTATCATATACTGGGCGATACTTGATCAGAGTGATTCTGACTACTAGAGGTAAAGGATCGTAATTTGATCCGCTTGTATTTTTCATTAAAACACAAATATCGCCAACTGCAAATCCATCCATGGAACCAGAAACGCTGGAGGTGGCTGGATCATGCGTTATATTTGCATTAGGGTTCAACGGGTTACCAGTTTCGGGATGGGTCGCGGGGAAAGTGAACACTCCGCCGCCTGTGAGGCCGCGCACGTCGGTGCGGAAACCAGTATTTTCAATCCCTCCAGAATATCCTGTCCAATTAATATCTTGATAAGCATTTGCTATAGCATTACTTGGAACAGTTCCTATTTCAAGTTTACCACCTGCAATTTTAAGTGTTTCATCGTCAACATCAATCTTAATTTTACCATTCGTATCAGTTGTTAATCCTCCTAGACTTTCGTCGTAACTAATCATATTACCAGTAACAATATTGTTACGAGCTACAAGAGTATTCACTACCGCTGTTCCAGAAGGAGCATGGAATATAAATCCTTTAGTGCCTAGATTAAAAGTATAAGTACCACTTCCATCAGGGCCTGTGATTTGTCCATCAAAGCCTCCATCAAGAGTTCCTTTTAAAGAAAGGTTATCAGATGTTATCGATGCAGATGTAATCGAGTTGGATATAACGGATCCGGTCGAAATTGAATTATTAGCAATATGAATTGCAGTAACACCGCCTGCTGCAACTTGGTGAGCAGTCACTGCGTTGGCTGCTATTTGAGTTGCTGTAATAGAACATGCGTCAAGTGTAATTGTACCAATTCTATTTGCACTAAGAGTACCTGTTGTTATTTGGTCTGCACTTAGAGAAAACGTTGAAATGGTTTGTGCAGTTATGTGATTTGCATTAACAGCGTCTGCAGATATTTGTTTTCCAGTAATTGAATTGGCTGCTATTTGTGTCGCTGTAACACTGTTAGCTAAGATATTATCTGCAGTAACAACATTAGCCCCAAGCATCGACGAGTTGATTACTATCGAGTTTAATACTTGTGTTGTAATAGCATTTGTATCAATATTAGCTGCAGTAACAGTTATAGCATCAATCGTGGCGGTTGAAATTGAATTTGCAGTAATAGAATTTGATGCAATTATACGTGCTGTTACTGAATTGCCTGAGAATTTATTAGTAGTAATTGAATTAACCGCTACGATATCTTGGCCAACCCAACTAGTTGAGCCTGTTGATGTTGCGCGATAAAGTTGAGTTGATTCTGTATCAACCCAAAGATCACCAACTGTAGTTGCGCTTGGAGCAGTAGCTTGTGAAAATGTTTTTACCTTAGCAGCTGCTAAGGTATTAGCGGCGTCTGCGTCGGTCTGAGCGGCCGCGGTCGCAGCAGTCGTAGAAGCACCAATACTACTTGGTGTTATACTACTAGCAACGGTTGATGCCAATGAACTTGTTAAACCGGCCGAAGCTTCAGACGCTCCAACTGAATTTTCTGCTAGTTGAGCTGCACCAATTGAATCAGTAAAAAGCAGATTAGATAACGTTATTCTTTTAGTTGTCCCTCCTGCTATTACAGGGATGATGATAGTGCCATCTGCTGCTGTTGCTTCGTCTAGTGCGGATATTTTTACTTCAGCCATAATTTTTAGTTCCTTTTGTTATATGTTTATTTATAATAGGAACAACCTTGAATCTCGTATAAATACAATTATGCTGTTGTCAGATTATAATAAAAACGAAAAGGTTTCAAGAAATGTTGCGTCAAACAGACTTTACTCAGACATACCTTTATCGTTTGCGATTCATCCTAACACTAAGGATATTCGACCTATTACCGACATCGCAGCTGTGAGACAAGCAGTGAAAGTTTTAGTATTATCAAACTATGTAGATAGACCGTTTCATCCTGAACTTGGTGGAAATGTTACAGCGTACCTTTTTGAAAGTACAAATAAATTTACCGCCATCGCGCTAAGGGATGAAATCACACGTCTTTTAAGAAAAAATGAGCCAAGAATCAGTAATACTGAAGTGCAGATTGAAGTAAACGATGCGCAAAATAGAATATTAGTTACTATTCTTTTTACAATTAACTCATCTAACACAAATACAGAGGTTTCGTTTTTCCTCAATAGAATAAGATAATATGAAACAGTTTAACGTTACAGAATTAGATTTCGACGAAATTAAAAATGCAATTAAAGCATATTACAAAAGGGCAGATTCTACCTTTAGTGATTTTGACTATGAAGGTTCTGGTCTTAATCTGATTTTAGATATACTTGCGTATAACACACACTATAATGCTATCTTAGCTCACTTAGCCGCGAATGAAGGATTTATCGCGTCTGCGCAATTAAGAAAAAACGTAGTAGCCCGTGCAAAAACACTTGGATACATTCCTCATAGTGTAAGTGCTTCTCGCATATCTCTTGCACTCACGAATGTAGATCAAAGCATTTTATCTATTCCAACAGGAACTACTTTTACTACGACCGACACATTAAGTGGTACGACATATTCGTTTGTGAATATAAGTGAGGTTGGTACTCCTACTGTTCCATTTGAAGTTTTTCAAGGTACTTTGAAAACTCGTAGTTTTGTTTTTGATAGCCAGGCAGAAAATTTAAAATTTGAAATACCTGATGAAAGCATAGATATAACTAAGCTTACAGTAAGTAGCTTTCCAAATGCTAATTCTACACAGCAAGAAACATACTCTAAGTTCTCAGAACTAGCAGGGCTTGATGGAGATTCTTTAGTGTATTTTATCAGCGAGAATCCCAATGGCAAATACGAAGTTAGCTTTGGAGATGATATCATTGGTTCAAAGCCTTCGGCTGGAAGTATAATTAAAATTCAATATTTAGTAACTGACGGAATAGACGCTAATGGCTTATCAGCATTTACAACCACAGATTCTTTGTTTGATAGCGTTGCAAGTAAACCAATCATCACTCCATCGGGCACATCAACTGGTGGAGGTAGTAAAGAAACGATTGAAAGTATTCGTGCCAATGCACCTTTAAATTATCTTGCACAAAATAGGGCAGTTACACCTGATGACTATGTAGCGCTCGTGCGAAATAATGTCAACGCCTCGGCAGTGTCTGTTTGGGGAGGTGAAGATAACGCTGAACCCGAGTACGGTAGCGTTTTTATATCAATAAAACCTACGAATGGTGAAACATTATCTAACGCAGAAAAGGCTGCGCTTCTACCGGTTTTAAATAGGAAAGGCGTTCTTACTGTAAAACCAAAAATAGTAGATCCATCTTATGTATACCTTTATTTTGATGTATTTACAAAATTCAATTCTACTCTTACTGATGCTGGTGAAGCAGGTATAAGTTCATTAATAAGAAATGGTTTAACTACATACAATAGCGCTTATCTTTCAGACTTCGAAGGCGTGTTTAGAAATTCACAACTATTGACTTATCTTGTAAATTTAGACACATCGATTTTGAGCGCAACATTAAGATTAAAGGCGTATAAAAAATTCACAGCCACTACTCTTAACACCGGCCAATATAAAATTAATTTTAATTTCGCGTTAGAAGAACCTGGCGATTCAACGGCTTCGTCAATATCGACAAGTGCGTTTACAATTAATAATATTAAACATTATTTAGCAGATGAGCCATCTACTACACCGCACTTAAGAAACATATATCGGTATATCATTGACACTAATACAAAAATAAATATTATGGAAAAACGTAATGTTGGAACTATAGACACTCTAAGAGGTATAGTTACAATTGATGATTTTGATATTGATGCTGATGCTGAAATTTCTATTTTTGTAAAACCTGCATCGGCCGATATAGCTCCTTCAAGGAATGAAATAATAGAAATTGACGCAGGTGCGCATACAGTTATTAGCTCACAAATAGATTCTATCGCAACAGCTGGATCAACTGGAGCGATTGGTTATACCACAATATCAAGAGACGCATAATGTCACATTACCATAAAGCAACTTTCAATCCTTCTAGTCACGAGCGAGAAAAAGTAAGAGAAATTTTTCCTCAATACTTAGAGGAAAACGCAGAGAATCTTATTTCTTTTATTGAAGAATACTACACCTATTTAAATAGAGATGGTTATCCTTCTTACGAATTAGAACACATCATATCTGAAAATGATATAGATGCAACTTCAGCTAAGTACTTAGACGCAATTCAAAACGAGATTGCTAAAATCGTTCCTCAATCGCGAGTGGTTGATAGGAATACGCTTTATGCGCGTATAGTGCATTTCTATAAAACTAAAGGGACTATTGAAAGTGTAAATACCTTTTTTAAACTATTCTTTGATGACGATCCTAGTGTATATACACCAGGCCAAGACTTATTAAAATTGTCTTCGGGAAATTTTGTAATTGATACTAAACACTGGATTACTAGCAACGTATTACACCGTTCAACGCGCGATGAGTTATTTACAGATTCAGGATTATCTATTGGCGTACTGAATCAACCTATATTTGGTAAAGATTTCGAAATAAACTTTACAGCGCAGTTAAGTTCGACTCAGCCTGCAAGCAGAACATATTTACTTAGTACAAAAAATCCTTTAGCAAATCCGTATGTAACAATAAGTGGAACTACAGAGTTGCATGGGCCAGGAACAATTGATATTTTCAAAGATTCAACTGGAACTGGAATACTATTTCAGCAATCAGAATCGAGGAAGGTGACCACACTAAATTCGTCTGAAAGTGCAATCGCATATTTGTCTGGTGATGATGATATATACGACGATAAGTGGCACAACATAAGTTTATCGTATAAAGAAAACGACGACGATATTACATTAGAGGTAAGTGGCAGCGATATAGTTGTATCTGAAAGTGGCGATGTCGGGGTAGACGGTACATACTTTCCAGAAGCATCAACGGGAAATTTTATAAAGACCGGCACCGTGACTGAAGTAGTGGTTAGTGGTGAAGGCGCATCAGCTGGCGGCATATATAATGGAACATACGTTTATGATTCGACCGAAGAGGTTTGGTACAATACCACAAACACATCTGCGACGGTAGGCTATCAGGGATATTTCTACTTTAACGCTACAGCAAGTAGATGGCAATTTGCTAATTCGGCTGTCGCGGCGAAAACGATAGCAGATACCGCCATATACGCTTTTTTAAATCCGAGTATGTCTGAAGCCACAGGGTTTTGGACAGTCGATACAAATTCTAATTGGACATCCTCGGGCGGTTCCGGTACTGGCTTCGCCGACAGCGCTGAAGACATGTCTTTTGCCACTGACGCGCTTAAGACTGGTTGGTATAGATCATTAGAAAACTCAGGTAAAGCATTTTCGGTTCGATCAGATAATTTGATAACGGGTGAACAATACATGGTCTCATCTCAAGGCCTTACCAGTTTGCAGGATTGGGATACAATTGGAGCCGCTTCCGCGAATCCAAGCGCGGGTGATACATTTACATACAATGGTGCAACTGGGAATCAATACCTGACGGTCGCGGCCCACGGCTTCGTAGAACACTATGTAAAACATTGGCATTACCGCGAATATACCAGTGCAACAGCTTACACCGTCAAATTCCGGCACGCGTTAGTAGATGATTTACATGTTGGAAGTGGAGCGACTGTTACGGTGGCCTATAGAGCATTAGAAGGCGAAGCTGATATTACTCGACAAGGCGGTTCTTCTGGTACACCGAGGGCAGATATTGCAAGTATCGTAAAGCTTCCCTTTATAAACGCCGTAACAGGAGAATCTAAACAAACCGCGACGATAGTAGTTAAGGTAGATAACGTAGAAAAGCTAAGGACTAACATTCCAAATAATGGCGGATACTCTTTAGCAACCGAATCTCTTTCTATATTTTCGAAAAATAGATCTGCAAATACTTCTAATGATACCCGTGGTTCTATCACAGCGTTTAGTGTTGAAAACGCTTTTTCTAATGGTTTTGATTATAGATTTACTAAAAGCGATGCGTTGTCATTATCAACATTAGTAGATTTTAGTCCTAATTCTAATACTGGTAATATAACTTTAAATACTTCAGGTAGCGATTACACATCTGCTACTGCGCCTACCGTAACTGAAATCGCTTCATTTACGCTTTTAAACTTTTTGCCTGGATTAGATTCTCCTAACGGCGTGTACACAAAAAGTGGTACCGGAATAGCTGAGACGTGGACAGGGCCGAATGGTCACAAATTTGTTATTGAAGCTGAAGGAGGAGTTTACAATTGGCGTTTTTACGACGTAGACGATAATAATCCAAATATAGTATCGTCAGTAAATGCGGCGGGAGCGACAACACTAGCGAAACCTTGGGAGATCGTAACAGAGTGGAATCCTTTCTTACCTCCATCAACTGTGTTGGAAGTTAACATACAAGATAAATGGAAATGGAGCGACAGCGCAACATCTTTAGGCGTTAAGCCTTCTAATTACCAACCTTTGCCTACTGTAGAATCTTATAAAGATGATACGAATGGGTTTTTATCCTCAGACAAAAAAATACAAGACTCAGAATTTTGGCAAGATTTTAGTTACGAAATTCGGACGAAGATCGAAGGATCTAAATGGAAAGATTCTTTCAATAGGTTAGTACATCCTGCCGGTTTAAAATTCTTTGTTAAGTTGTTGCTTGAATCTTCCGCGACTGGAAATTGGGATAAAGTAGAAACTTACATAGGTAGTTTTGAAAACGAAGATGCATGGTTATTTAATCTTCTTCCGCCCGCATTAAGAACACTTAATTCTTATGAAGGAACACACACACCTCGCTATCAGCCAGGGTGGTTATCATCTTTAATCTCTCTCTTCGTACAAGCTTTTGCTAATATATCACAGCGAGGATTTTTCAACGGTGTAAATTATCGTGATGGACAAGACGTTGCATCTTCAAGTTTTGTAAACAAGTTAAGAATACCTTCGAATAACGTTGAGCTTAAAAACAATTACGCGAATGGCATAGTGCAAGAACCAGTGAATTCTTCTTTAAGAAAATTTGCAACTTTCACTAAAGTGTTGAATGGATTTACTGCAACTTCCGGATCACTTGGATCTGGTTTTAGTTTTGCGGGTTTCCCTTTATCGCAACCTATGCGAGCTGGTGATTCAATTAAAATAGGATACTCATTTACACGAGGATCTGGAACTAATAAAACTTACGTAGGTTTACTAAAAGGCGCTAACGACATAGGCAGATTTGGTGAAATTTCTATTAACACAAATTCTCCTTCAACATATTTTACAAGTAATACCAGTCTGCTGGTAAACGCGAGTGATGGTGTAAAAGAAATAACTTTAACAGCAATAGAAGACGGTTGTAGATTTGTTGGATTCTTGGTAAACAATACGGACGCAGCTAGTCAGCTAATTCAAATAACTGACTTTACTGTAATTACACCTCCTGGCGAATCGACTTATGATTATTATAGAAACTCTCGACAAATCGCTACGAGCGAGGTAGTACCAACAACTTCGCCTGTAGACCCTCCACAATCAAGAGCGGAGTATGTTTATAACAGCTATTTAGGAACTCCTACACGAAATCCAGACTTTTGGATTGATCCTCGCGAAATGAGAAGGACAGGATATTTAGAAAACGAAATTGGTAATTTTGTTCTTGACTTCGACGCAGCGCTTGCATCTACAGAATACAATAGAGCTGGATTATCAAATCCTCACAGTTCAATTATAACTGTTCCAGGCATAGAAGAATCAGGAGGAAACGAAAATGGTAATGAGAGAATAGAATTTTTTGGAAGAGGTGGACCATTGAGTGAAGGAGGTTATGATAATATCGTGCACTTAAACGTTACTGTTGTAGATGTAAATGAAGATATTAATTTTAGCGGTGATGAGAGTGGGATTGCTGTTAGTGGTAGCCAATTTCTTGCATTAAACCGAACATATACTAAAGTTTCTGATACTTTATGGACGAACACTGCGGGCTCTAGCAATAAAACATTAGCATTCGGTAATGTTTCAGGATTAACAACCTATGGACCAAGTGAAATAATTGATGGTCAAGAGTATGAAATTGTTACACTTGGAACTACTAATTGGACTACTTATGGTGCTGATGCTACTCCTGTATACGGTGAAATATTTACTGCAGCTAATTCTGTTAACAATGATATAACTACTGGTACAGTAAAACACCGACCAAAGGTTTGGCATCTTAACGATCTTTCTGGTCCTTACGTCCGATATGTAGATGCTAATGTTGACACTTACCACGAAAGCGGAGCGGCGAAAGGAAGTAATCGCCAAGGAGTAGTTGCTGCAGCAGATATAATTAATCTGAACTGGATCAATCATGCGACTGGTACAAGTGCAGATAATAAATTTGCAATAAACGGAAATCAGACATTTGATTTCAAATTCCACCAAGGAACTAAATATATATTTGATGTAAGTGATTCTAGTAATTCAGGTCACCCAATGAGATTTTCATTAACCAATTCAACAACCATGCTTGATAGCAAATACATAAGTACAAATGGAACAGAAGGATCTCATGGTTCAGATGGAACACCTGCAACTGTAACGTTAACAGCAAGATTTGACAATGGATTTGGCACAGACATATATATGTATTGTAAAAACCATGGAGAAGGCATGGGATCTTTATATAATCCTATTCTTGAACAAACTTAAATGAAAAAAGCTTTGGCGTATCATTATAAATAACTATAGAAAAACTAATTTTAAAGAGATAATTAATTATGGCAGCAATTATAACAGACGACTTTCGTAGAAATCAGGCTCGTTTATTGATAAACGACATTAAGGCATCAGTAGCTTTAAGTGCTCCAGACAGCGCGCTATTTCGTGATAACGCAAATTACCTAATCGGCTTAGGTAAAACGGATTCGTGGGGGAGTGATTCAGCCGGCAATTCAGAAACATCTAGCGCGTTTATCGTAGATGCTCCTATTGGAACAGAGATTGAAAAGAAAGATGTTATTGATAATCTATTTACACTAAAGGAATTGGCAGTTGATAGTTGTTATCATATGATTCCAAAAAATGGTTGGGTTACAGGTAGAAAATACAAAGTTTATAATCACGCAGATAACGATTGCTTTTATGCAACTGGAGATCAGTATCCATGTTATGTTACACACGACAGTAAAGTTTACCTTTGCTTAAGTAATCACTCTTCACAAAGTAATGGATCCGCGGCTGATGAAATCGTAGCTGCTTCTTCGTCTTCGCCAGATACAAACAACACTTCAGATTTTGGTATTACCACCGCGGCCGTTGGAGCTGACGGTTATGTATGGGCCCACGTACAAACACTTCCTACTTCAGGCACTATTGCTAAGCTTATTACGTCACAGTTCGTACCCATACAAGATAACACATATTCAGCAGACGCTGATTCAAATAGTGGAGGATTTTTATACGACATAGGTATTGTAAGTGGAGGATCAGGCTATAGCTCATCACCTACTGCAACAATTACTGCAATTAATGAAGATGGTGTAGAGATTACTGCGAATCTTCCTTTTTTGGAAGTAAAACAATCTGGTGGTGTTATAACATCGATCAATCTTCGTAGACCTGGAATAAGTGGAGCTTCCGGTACAGCAGCGAATGCAGGTTCTAGAGGATATTGGAATCACACTGTAGGAAATAGGTTTAAAGATATTCTAAGCGCTACAATAACTATTACCGATAGCACTGGAACTGGAGCAAAAGCCATTGCTTCAATCACACCTCAACGTGGATTAGGTAATAACGCCATTGAAGTATTACCAACTTGGTTTGTAGGTGTTACTGTAGACTTTGTAAATAATGAAAGTAATGATTCGCCAATTCTAGATTTTAGACAAGTTTCCTTAATGAAAAGTGCTACTGTAACAGATGGTAATACAACTGGAACACACACCGCTTTGAAAAGTATTACGTTAAGCGGTACAATTACTACTGCAAGTTTAGGGGCACTTACAGCAGGAACAGTTTTAAAACAAGGTAACTCGAAATTCTATTTTAACAGATACGATAGTACCACTAACAAGTTATTCTACCATCAGAATTCTGATGAAGAAGTAAATTATATAAAACCAATCGTCGGTACTACTGATGTAACTAGTTTAGATACTAGTACAACATACGCGACTGACGTCACTGCAGTAGGTGTAGGAGAATTCCGAAAGACCGAAACAGTAAATTCTCGAGAAGAGTATAATGGAGAAGTAATATTCCATGAGAATAGAACTCCATTTACTCGGGGTGGAACACAGACAGAAGAAGTTAAATTGATTATACAACTTTAAAAAAAGATAAGATTTAATTATGGCAATTACAACATATTCAAGTGCACCTTATAACGATGATTTTGCGTCAGCAGATAAAAACTATAGTCGAATACTTTTTAGACCAGGTCGTAGTTTACAGGTCAGAGAATTAAATCAATTACAATCCAATTTACAAGATCAAATAGATAAATTCGGTAGGCACGTTTTCAAAGATGGCGATCGTGTTTTAGATGGTTACACCACATACGATGAAAATATTCGAAGCGTACCGATTACATTTGCCGGTAACGCTTCATTAACAGCCGCACAGCTCAATGCTTTAAAAGGAATTGAGATCTATAAGAATGGGGCCTCTACGCTTTCAGCTAAAATACTTGGTGCGGAATCGTTTATTGGCACTAATAATACTGTTTATTATAGGTTGTATTTAAAATACTTTGGTTCACAAGCCGCTTCTACTTCATCATTTTCGCAAGGCGATACGCTAAATTTAGGTGCATCCGTAAGTGCTGTTACACTTGGAACAAACACTACTGTTAGCACTGATGCTACGTTTGCAACTGTTGTTACCTCCGCCAATGCTTTAGAATCTCCTGGGTATTATGGAGGGTTCTTTCAAGACGAAGGTGTGTTTTTTATCAAAGGATCTTTTGTACATACTGATTCTCAATCGGTCTTCTATATAAAAAGTGGTGAAACAGTAAAGTTGACGGGTAATTGTGTATTTGATATTGTAGAATCCGTTGTTACTTCAAAGGTAGACACAACTCTTTTAGATAACTCTTCTGGCACACCGAACTTTAATGCTCCTGGTGCAGATAGATATAAGGTTGAATTGACGCTAAAGTTTGTTACTTCAGATACTACAGGTGTAAAAGAAAATCAACAGCGTATTAATTTACTTGAGATAGATCAAGATCAAGTTGTTAAACCTGTACGTACAGAATATTCCGAATTAGGAAAAGCTTTAGCGCAAAGAACTGCAGAAGAAAGCGGTTCATACGTGTTAAAACCATTTAAGATTGATGTTCGCGAATACCTAAATAACGAAGCAGGCAATAGAGGTAAGTATACAGACGATGAAATACTTAACAGTGGAGGTACACCTCTTATTACAGGCGTCTCGTCAACAGCAGAAGCTCAAACAGCAGGTGCAAAGAAATTTGTTGTAGGTGTCGAACCTTCAGTTGCATACGTTCAAGGCTACAGAGTTGAGCTTGAAGATAAGACCGAAGTAGTAGTAGAAAAGGGTAGAGAAGGCGCTGATGTAGCTACTTCTACTGGATATAAAATACAAGCAGTTAGACCTTCTCTATTTATTGAAGGTTGCATCAGCGATGGCCATACCGATGGTGTCGCAACGGCGGATATTCAAGCTCTTGACTTTTCACCTGATGACAAATATTACTTTTATGATAAGGCCACTGTCGCTCCTGTAGGCTGGTGCAGAATTCATTCAATAGAAGCTACAGGTGTTCTTAGCGTTGATTATTCAAATGCGAATAGCACTACAAATCCAGACGCGTCCCAGGCAATGGAGAGAATCTATATATATGACTTTCATCAAACTGGATTCACCGCTGCGGGTGAAAGCGGATTAAATGCCAGTGAAGTTTTAAGAAAAATGGAGTTTTTGAGTCTAAGACCTAATTCCACTGCACAAGCGGACTACGACGATGATAACAAATTTGGTTTAGAAAACCGTTCAGGATTTACTTTCATGGGTGATGGCGTCGAAGATAAAAGAACTACTTTAGTGTATGATTTGCCTGCAGATGGTGTTAATAGCGTAGATTCAACTACACTTAAATATGCTGTCCAAAAAACAATGGACGTTACTACAAGTTCCACAGTTGGCTCACAGGGACGAGTAACACACACTCTTTCAAGCGGCAAATTCTTTAGTACTAACGCTGAAGACTATACTATAATGTTATATGGCAAGGGCTGGGGGGCCGCCGCGGCCAATGGCGGTTCACCATATATTCATAACGTTGTAATTTCAAATGGCGGATTGACAATAACGGCTTTCGTTAGATTATCTGACGGGAAAGACATTACTGTCGCGATTCCCGGAACCCTTTTTGGCCCTGTTGAATCTTCAGGTGTAAAAATAAAGACTCAGACGACTGGCCAAACTACTACTACTACAAAGGCGCTCTATAAAGGTCAGCAGCTTCAATTAGGACATGTAGATGTTTACGCAATAGAATCTATTACACACGCCGGTAATCCTGCAGGTGCTTCAGTTGATATTAAATCAGACTTTATTTTAGACGATGGCCAAAGAGATTCTCACTACACATATGGAAATGCTTCTTATAAAGGTAATTTAAATTTAGCGGCGGGCACAGGTAATATTGTAATAACGTATTCGTACTATGCTCATACTGGAAGCGGAGCGTGTTTTACTAGAAATTCTTATACAAGTGATGGTACTACTTTAATAGCATTAGAAGCTGTTCCTACTTTTGGAGATGGAAAGTTGACAGACACTCTTGACTTTCGTCATAACATACTAGAAACTGGCGATGCTTCAAATATTTTTCCAAATACAATTATTAATGTTGACTTTGAGCATTTTCTTCCAAGACTCGACGCGGTAGTCTTAACACAACTAGGAGATGTAAAAGTAATTACCGGCGCTGCCGCCAAAAATCCAACACTACCAACAATTCCAAATGATTCTTTGCAATTGTACACTATCAATAAACCTGGTTACGTATATAATTTAAACGATTTAGACATTGAAGCTCATTCGCACGAAAGATACACGATGAAAGACATCGAAGGTATCGACGATCGAGTAAAACGTTTAGAGTACTATACCGCTTTAACTGATCTAGAAAGAGATGCATCAGAAAGAGATTTATCAGATCAGTTTGGAACGCGCCACAAGTCAGGTATTTTCACAGATGGATTTATAGGTCATGGCGCGGGAGATTCGACTAACTCAGCGTATAAAGTAGGAATTAACCGTGAAGAAAATTCAGCAAGGCCTTTGTATCTATCTGAAAATAGTAGATGGAGTTATATTAAGGACGGATCTACTACATTACAAAGTACAGCAACAGCTACTGTTACGGAGTGGAATGGAGAGACGATAGATTCTACTACAGTACATTCTGGAAAAAGAGCGAACGCAATCACCTTAGACTTTATTGAAAAAACAGTCGTTAACCAACCTTTCGCTAGCGAACACATGAGTGTAAATCCTTATGATGTTGCAACTTGGAGTGGAACACTTGAGGTTTCTCCTTCTAGCGATGAGTGGAAAGATACAACACACGTTCCTGATATTGTTCAAAACGTCGAAGGTAACAATGACGCTTTACTAAATCAAATCGCGAATAACCCTAACGTTCTTGGTACAGAGTGGAATGAATGGTCAACAAACTGGAGAGGCCGCAGATGGCGCAGACGCAGTTGGTGGAGAGGCAGAGGTAGAGGCCGAAACCGCCGTTGGAGCAGACGCCGCAGGTGGTGGACATCACGCGCTACTCAGGTAAGATCTGGCATTCAAACTGAACTTACCGCAAACTTTAGAAAAGAAGTTATAGATGAAGAAGTTTTAGATATAAGTTTTATCCCTTTTATTCGTTCTCGCAAAGTACATTTCCAAGCAAGATTGCTTAAACCTCATACCAAGTTCTATCTTTTCTTTGATGACGTTAACATAACAAGTTATGCGAAAGATGGTGTAAGCTTTACCACGTTCGGAGGAGGAGTTGCATCAAACGGTGGAACAGACGTTGTAAGATATGATGGTCAAACTAGTATCAGCGGTGCTGATGGAAGCATTGTCTCCGACGGTGCAGGTGATATTAATGGTTGGTTTGTAGTACCTAATAATGATATACTAAGATTTAGAACTGGAACACGCTCTGTTCGCTTAACTGATAGCGCGCTTAATAATAAAACATTAGAATTGTCCGCTGCTGAAACTTCTTATCACGCCAAAGGTGTATTAGAAACAAAACAACGTACAGTACTTTCAACAAGAGAACTTTCTCTTACAAGAACAAGAGTCTCAGATAGAAGAAACATCGTGGTTCGCCGAAGTAGAGTTTGGAGAGATCCGATATCCCAAACATTCATGATTGGTAACGAGTCGACTGGCCTATTTATATCTTCAATTGATATATTTTTCCAAGCAGTCGATCCAGAAATTCCAATCGAGTTAAGTATTGTTACTGTTGAAAATGGAATACCTACACAAAATACTGTTCCATTTTCAAAGGTGATTAAGAAAAATGGCGATACGGGTGTCGCGATTGATGCAGATACCGCGCAAGTTGCAACGAACTTTATGTTCGATACACCGATATATTTAGAAGCAGGTATAGAATATGCGGTATTACTAATTTCAAATAGTGCAAGATGGAGAACCTGGGTAGCAAGAATTGGAGGAACAAATAAAGTTCCTTCTGGAGTAAACGGTGAAAAGATTACAAAGAACGTAAATCTAGGTGTATTGCTTAAAAGCCAAAACGCTTCTACTTGGACTCCTGATCAAAATGCCGATTTAAAATTTAAATTGAATAGGGCTGACTTTAAATCAGATGCATCGCAAACAGCTTTATTCACTGGTGTATGTCCTGCAAGAGGTGATGTTACTTATATCGATGTGACTACGCCATCAAGTGGTTATCTTAATGGTCCTCCTGTAGTAACCATCGATGCTCCTGGTAGTGGAACCAATAACGCCACTGCAAAAGCGTATGTTTCTGAAGGCGGCGTGCTCGAGTATATTGAAGTTACAAATGGAGGAAGCGGTTATACTATAGCGGATGCGAATGCCGTAACTTTAAGTGCTCCTGAAGGAATAGCAATCACAACTGGACAAGTTGCATTTGCTGGCAATGGAATTATAAGTCTTTTTGGTACTATTACAGATATAACTACTGGCACGACCGCTGCAGGTGCTTCGGGGCAGCTCGATCCATTAGCGTTTTACAAAAAATCTGCGATCTCTAGAATAAAAAATGGACAAGCCTTTGTGTATAACAATGGTGGAGGCACGAGTATTGGAGGTATGGCTGATGGGTCTACGTATTATGCGAAATGTACATACGGCCATGGAGAAAGTGTAGCAGATGGTTTAGAGTTTAGTCATCAGTTCGCGATATACTCAAATGAAGAGTTAACTACTCGTGTAATTTTAACTGGAGCCGGTAACAATCTGCAAAGTATTACACCAACTGCTGCAGCGACTGCAACTGCAAAATTAAACACTTGGAAAGGCGCAACGTTCTTTAACATCATAGAAGAATTAAAACTTCCTGAAGCTTCTACAGAATATACGATGACAGTTAGAGGAGACGATGCGAGTACTGGTGGAGGAGTTAATGAAACATTAGCGTATCCAATTACTCCTAACGAAACGTTTTACTCAGATATTCAAGTAGAGCACGATTCTAGTAGTGGAAGTTCAGGAAGTTACTTAGATACTTTAAAACTAGAAAGTGTTCTTTCCACTACTGATTCGAAAATTAGTCCATTGATTGACTTAGATAGAATATCTTTAGTTTCATTTGACAATTTAGTAAATGCTTCTACAGAGTTTGAACATATTACAGATGAAGGTCAATCGTTATCTCGATATATTAGTAAACGTATTAAGCTCGATGCTTTAGCAGATGGCGTTAATATCATATTTGACTTAATGAAACCTGATGAATCTACTGATGTTAAAGTTTATGTCAAAATACGTGGTCCTCGTACAGAACAACAGAATCCAGTTGATCAGACTATAACAGGAACTGATTTAACAACTGGTGGTTGGGATCAACTTGGGTGGAAAGAGGTATCCAAAGATGGTGGAGAAGAAGCTCCGGTTTCTCAAGACTTTTCTTTTACAGAAGTCCAGTATTCTTCTCAATTCCAGGGTAATGATTTTAACGCTTCTGATTTAGCTGATGTTGATTACCAAACTATTAGCCAATACGCAGCAAACAATTTAATAACAGAAAGATTTAACGAAGTTGCGGTGAAGATTGTATTCACTTCAAGCAATCCTGCATTTGCTCCTGAAATTAAAAACTTACGAGTAATAACATCATTATAAAACTATGAGTACACCACAATACACAAAGGACGCAACTTCAGGAGCGTTAATATCAAATGGCAGAGGTGCGAGTGGTAGAGAAGCTATCAAGGCAAGTTACTTTAAACTAATAGCTGCTCAATCAGAAATTCAGACATTAAAAACAAAGGTTACAGCGCTAGAAGCTGCAGTAACTGCTTTGCAAAATGGATAAATATAATATATGAGCGATATACAAAATTTTAATGATTTCAATAACGTTACAGAGCCGACTGAGGCTGGAACTAATGCTGCTGGTGTTTTACTTAGCGATACATTCGAAAATTGGCGAGAAAAGACTAATGGTATTATAGCTGAGATCAACGTTTTGGCAACGCAGCTTAACACCCAAGTGGACGTTCCATTGAGTGGAATAGTTCAAGCATCTGGTAAAAAGCTTATAGGTAATGTAACAGGATCGACCGCGGATTTAGCAGAAATTAGTATTATTGCAGAGTCAGATAAAATCATTAGTAATGATAACGATACAACCATTCCTACATCAGCTGCTGTTCACGATTTTCAAGAAAAACGTTATATATCAGGGCGTGTTTCCTCAAGTGGTGTTGCTACTTCTCTCCATGGCATCTCTTCTGTCCGCGTGGGTACAGGGGCGTACAATATTACCGTCAACGGCAGTCACCAATTACCTGCTGGACAACGCTATACAGTTGTTGCACAACTAGCAATAGACTTGGCCCCGTATGGCGCCACTCAAAGCAGGATTAACAATCAATTCCAGATTCAACTTTTTCAGATAGATGATATTAGCGGTGATCCAGCATACAGAGCTGAAATATTTGAATTAGAATCTTACGAGGGCCACGGTGGTGGTAATGACGCCAACAGCGCCTCCTTTGTCAGTGTTAATCGCAGAGACTTTCCTTTTACTTTAATTGGTTTACCCGCCACTGATCAATAGCTGCGCGTAAAGTAATATAAATAATAATAATGGCAATAAATTATTATTTACGATGCGAAAAAGTTGGAGGAGGATTATGCTTCGTATCAACTATAGAAAAGTTACCACTAAGCGATAAATGTAAGTTGGTAGATATTGAAGATAAGACAACAAAGCTTTACATAAAATACGTAGATTGTTGTTTCATAAACAAAAAGGGTGAAGTATACTTTGACGCAGTCAAAGTGCTAAGTTTGCGTTTAGAGGAGTTTAAGAGAAATTTGGATAGAACATTATCTACGCTTAGAAAATTTTTAGTTGAAGCACACGCTTTAAATAATAACGATGTTGTTAAAGAAATTACTGAAGATATAAATGATTTAGTTAATTGTTTAAATCGTGATTTTTCTGCTATTGACAATATCGAGGATTTAGACAATCTTTCTATTCCTGAATTGGCGTTTGATCATTATACACACTATATGAATAAACTATACAATGTATAAGTCTTACGATATTGGCAAAAGAGGTGTTCCGCTCTTAGTAGATGGTGATTTACTAAAAACCAAATTTGAAAAGTTAGCAACTAAAGAATACTACAACGCGCTTTCTGCTAATGAAAGAGATGGCAAAATTGACCCGTATTCTGCTCTCGGTGATTCAGTAAAGATGCGGCCAATTCACAGCTCAGATCAAAAGGAAATAAGCAGATTACTAAAAAGGTGTTTTCCAAATATCACATTTAGATTGTCTGGCTTTTTCATATACGGACCTGGCGATTATATGAGTGAACATACAAACTCAAACGATCCAGGAAATACGATGTACATCACATACGCGACTGGCGAATCAAGTTTTTCATATCGGTTTGACCCTTCTGAAGAATTCGTTAAAACATCAGATATGAAAAACGATATCACCTTAAGAACATTTAGTCTTACAGGTGAAGGTCCTTTTACACACCACAAAGTTGATTGCGAAAGTGGATATAGGCTTTCAATCGGCATGAGATATGTTCAAATCAAATGAAGTATTTAGTGATCACTGCATTTTCAAAAATGGTGATATCGTAGGTTGGGTTGATGTTACTTCATTAATGTTTACGCTCCGCGCGTTAAACAAAATAGAATACCAGAAAAGTTATACTATTAAAGATACTACGTTGAAAAACGATGACTTTAAAAAAGCCACATTAGAGTACTACGAAAAACATGGTATATGCGATAGACCGATTGTTGTAACAACAAAAAACTTTTGTTTAGATGGCAGACACCGAGTGCACGCTAGTCGTTTGAAAGGCAAACTGCATATTAAAGCATATATAGTTCCTCATAATCTAATAGAAACTTTTTATAAAGAAATCACGCAAGTAGTAAATCGCAGGAGTATAAATAGATAACATGGCTACTTACTCAAATTTATACATAGATCAAGGGTCGGACTTTAATGCGACTATAGACTTATCTCAAACAACTGGTTCTTTAAATCTGACAGGATACACCGGTGCAGGTACAATTGCAAAATCTTACGATGGAACAAGTAAAGGAAGTTTTACTGTAGTAGTAGATTCTACTGATAACGAACTTGACTTATCTTTAACTGCAGCTCAGACTGCGGCGTTAAAACCAGGAAGATATGTATATGATGTGATAATAAAGTCTGCAGCTGGTGTGATTACTCGTGTTTTAGAAGGCCAGCTGAATGTTACGCCCGGAGTAACATTTGATTCTTCAGCCCCTGAGACATAAGAAATGGCAACTATTAAATCAACTGTTACAACAGAGAATAGGATTAACGCCAATGTTAGTCCACCTTCTAAAATAGTACCAAAAAATGTGGTGCTTCATGATGTCACTGCAGCGTCTGTTGGTTTAGAAAATGTAGATAATACGAGTGATATTAATAAACCTGTATCTACTGCTACACAAACTGCTTTAGATTTAAAGGCGAATCAAAGTACAACTTACACCAAGACTGAAGTTGATGCTGAAGTAACCGCGGCATCAACTTCAGCTTCTTTAGCTTTAACAGCCCACGGCGATTTAACAAATAATCCTCATAGTGTAACAGCTACTCAGATTGGTTTAGGTAATGTAGAAAATAAATCAGCAGCAACTATTATTGGCGAGATAGTTGATAGCGATATACCAAGTACTATTACTCGAGATTCAGAACTTAGCGCTCATACATCTTTAACTAATAATCCTCATAGTGTTACTAAAACTCAAGTAAGTTTAGGTAATGTTACTAATGAGTCAAAGACTACGATGTTTACCGACCCGACATTTACCGGTAATCCGCAATCAAATGCAGCACCAACTTCAAACGATCATTTAACAAATAAAACTTATGTTGATACTCAAGTTGCGGGTGTAGTTGATTCCGCTCCTGAAGCATTAGATACTCTAAACGAACTTGCTGCAGCTCTTGGTGATGATGCTAATTTTGCAACTACTACTGCTACATCTATTGGTGAAAAATTAGCGAAGGCAAGCAACTTATCAGATTTAGCAGATGATGCTACCGCAAGAACTAATTTAGGATTAGGCAGTGTTGATAATAAATCTTCTGCCACAATACGTGGTGAAATTGTTGATGGTGATATACCAAGTACTATAGCAAGAGATAGCGAACTAACAGCACACACCTCTTTAACAGATAATCCTCATAGTGTTACTAAGACACAAGTTGGATTAGGTAATGTAGAAGATAAATCTTCTGCCACAATACGTACTGAAATAGTTGATTCAAATATACCAAGTACAATAACAAGAGATAGTGAATTAAATGCACATACATCTTTAACAAATAATCCTCATAGTGTTACTAAAGCACAAGTTGGATTGGGTAATGTAGAAAATAAATCTTCTGCCACAATACGTAGTGAAATAGTTGACGGCGATATACCAAGTACTATTACTCGAGATTCAGAACTAAGTGCTCATACTAGTTTAACTAACAATCCTCATAGTGTTACTAAAGCACACGTTGGATTACCTAACGTAGAAGATAAGTCAGCAGCAACTATTATTGGCGAGATAGTTGATGGTGATATACCAAGTACTATAGCAAGAGATAGCGAACTAAGTGCTCATACTAGTTTAACTAACAATCCTCATAGTGTTACTAAAGCACAAGTTGGATTAACTAATGTAGATAATACAAGTGATATTAATAAACCTATATCTACTGCTACACAAACTGCTTTAGCTGGAAAGCAAGACACTTTAACTTTCGGTAGACTTAACACGAATGCTGTTAAGATTGATAATACTTCTGCCGCGGCAAATCCTGGTGATATTTGCAAGTTTGCGGGTAATGGTATTATGCCTTACACTTTCCTAGATATAAAATATGATTTGGGTCTACCGGTTATTGAGGCAACTCTTCTTGATAAAGCTAACAAAGCATCACCTGAATTTACTGGTAATGTAGGTATAGGTTTAAGTGGCGCGTCGTCTGAAGCATTAGATATGAACGGTCACTTTAGATTAAAAATATCATCTGCAAATCGTACAGCAGGGAAAAGTGTAGCTTTAATTAAAAGCGATGATAAGACTGCGGCAAACTTAAGAGTTGAAGGACCGGTTGCTGTCACTCACGATTTGTTTAAAAACAGTGGAGTAGATAACGGGTTTGCAGATAACTCAAATCACTTTCATACAATACAAAAGATTAATCGTATTACTCAGCAGTCCGGTTCAGGCACTGCAAACGAAAGAGTACAAGAACAGTATTACGCGATTGAGAATAATAATCTTAAAAATAGTAAAGCCGCATTTTGGAATTGGCACCGTGTGTCAAAGGAAGTTTCTAGCACTGCTGTAGCTTTAACTAATCTAGTTGGATGGAACGTCTCAGGCATCCAAGATAGTAGTAATAGAACAGCTACATCGCAGGTATCATTTCCAACAGGAGGTGCTGAAGCCACTACATTTACGTTTGACACGGCTGGTAATAATCCATTTACGTTAAATGACGTATTACAAATAGCAATTAGTATAGATTTTGAAGGTGCGATTGTAGCAGCAACGCTTTTTGCTAAAGTTACCGCAGTAAGTGGAGCAACTGCTACAGTTGTTCTTTATGGTGGTAATTATAAATCAACAGATGAGGTTGCTGATGGAAATAGTCAAACTGCTCTTACAAATAACTTTACTGTTGAAAAAATTGATACAACACAATATATAGCACTCTCGAGTGGATTCGGTATTGATGTGTTAAGCGACTCTACAAGAACAACAACCACAGATACTTTTTCTCTTACCTTTGCATCTGCTCATAGCCTTCAATTAAATGATACTGTCACAATTATTACCGATAGCAGTGGAGGATTTCAAGCTGCTGAAGTAGCCTTCGTAAAAGAAGTTACAAGTACTACTGCAGCTAAGTTTGTCTATGGTAGAGTATTTGAACCAGAAAGTCGATTGGCACTAGGCGATCTTGGTTCTGGTCAAGTTGTCGGAGTACTAAAAGGAACACTTGATGGTCTTCATAGATTTACTGCTGGTGATCAGTTAATGCACTTTAATGCAGATAACGAAGGTCGATACAAAAGTTATCAAATAGGACCAGGGTCTGAGGTTGGTGCAGATTGTATTGCAATTGGTAAGAACGTTTACAATAAAGACGCTTCGACTATTAAGATTGGTTACGATAATAATATGTTGAATATTGATTCTGCTGGAATTGATGTTGCAGGAACAGTTAATACTACTGGAAATATAACAGCACCTCGACTAATTACAAACGAAATACAGTGTGTAGGTACTACAACAGGAACAGCACAGCCAATAACATACGACGCTAAAGAACATCGCTTCAGAGATTACGATGAAACACCTAGTAACTTAATGGTGATTAAGAAAGTTGATGGTGTACCAATTGGTAAAGTTGGTATCAATCACAACAATCCAGTTTCTGCATTACATGTTGTAGGCGGACACACGGCAGGTGGTGGTATTCCAAATGAAGCATTACGAGTTGTAGGCTCTGGTTTATTCACTTCAACTGATGAGATTGCTTTGGTTGTTGCACGAGATACAAACAACACTGTAAGCACTAATGGTGGCCACGTCCTAAAGTTAAAACAGGATGTTAGTACTGCATCTACTTCCAATAAAGAAGAATTGAATATTGGATTTGTTGGTAGTGGCGGTGGAGGAATATATACGAACTCAACCTCACTCGCAGCATACATAGACGTCCAAAACTCTAAAAGTTTCGAAATTGCAGTTGGCGGAAAGAAAGCACTTTCGTTACACCCAACAGTTGGGTACGCAACATTTAGTAATGGCGCATTGTTTAATGGTGATATTGCTATAACAGATAAAATTATACATAGTGGTGATTCAGGCACTGCTTTAAGATTCCCATCTAACGATATATTTACAATTGAAACCGGTGGAGCTGAAAGAGTAAGAGTGGGTGCCTCGGGTCTTGTCACAATAGCTGGTGACTTACAGGTTAATGGAATAACCACAACAGTTAACCAAACTAACCTTGATGTGTCAGATAACATTATTGGACTTAATCGAGGTTCATCGACAAATGCAAATGACTCAGGTATTATTATTGAAAGAGGAAGTACTGGAGACAACGCAGCAATACTTTGGGATGAATCTGAAGATTACTTTCACGTAGGAACTACAGCATCAGATGCAAGCTCAACTGGTAATATTGCGGTTGCAACAGGAAATTTATATGCTACAATAGCAAAAGCAGCTCAACCAAATATTACAAGTGTTGGTACATTAACAGGTTTAAGTGTAAGTGGTAATGTTGGTGTAGGAGTTACTGCTCCTACTAGTAAATTACATGTAAAAAATACAAGTGCAGGCAATGTTCTTCGTCAACTTCGATTACACAACGATTCGACCACTGCTGGTACCGGTGCAGGTATAGCATTTACTAATAGCACATCTGAAACTTTCGTTGGCGCGTCTATAGATTCTGTTAGAACTACTTCTACTGCAAATGGTAATCTAGTATTCTCTACTCGAGCAGATGCCACTGCGAATGATGATAATGCCGTCGTTGAAAGAATGCGTATTAACCCTACAGGCGAAGTTGGTATTGGTAAGACTGCTACTGCAGGAGTTGAATTGGATGTTAACGGTGATATTGCAGCAAGTGGAAATATTACAGGAACTCTTGGAACTGCAGCTCAAACCGCTATTACAAGCGTTGGTACATTGACAGGTTTAACAGTTAGCGGAGCGGTAACTATTGATTCACAAACACTAACGGTTGATTCAACTAATAACAGAGTTGGTGTAGGAACTAACGCTCCAGGAGCACCATTACACATAAGAAAAAGTGCGGGGGGTGGTACTCTCATCCGTCAGCTTCGACTAACTAATGACACTAACGCGCAAGGCACTGGTTCAGGTATAATATTTAATAATGCTGATAACGGCGGGGAGGGTCATGGTGATTTTATCAATGCAGCCATAGATTCTATCGATACTGAATCAGGACTGAGAAGTGGTAATCTAGTATTCTCTACTCGACCCAATAGTACTGGTGGTGATGCTGCTGTTATTGAAAGAATGCGTATTAACGCTACAGGCGAAGTTGGTATTGGTAAAACTGCTACTACTGGAGTTGAATTGGATGTTAACGGTGATATTGCAGCAAGTGGTACTGTTAATGCTAAAGGGTTCTCATTAAACGCAAATACATTTACAGTTGTATCGACTACCTCTACACTCGCAGCATCTACAAATGGATTAACAGTAATACTGCAAAATACTGGTCCTATTACTATCACACTTCCAACATTAGCAGCAGGCCACGTAACAACATTTATTTCAGAAACCAACAATGACGTTACATTCGTTGCTGATACAGGAATTACAGTCAATTCATTTAATGGGGCCAATACTACTGCAGGCATATTTGCTCAATGCCAAGTAATATATAAAACAACTGCAATCGCATTCCTTGGAGGTAATCTAGTATGAGTTTTTTAGCATCAATAAGCCCAGGTAACATAAAAGGAAAACTCCCAAGTGATTGGAAGTTTGATGACGATTTAAGATGGATACGCCCTACAGAATGGCTTAGCTTAGGCACAAGTACGTATGATGGTACAGTACCAGAAAAAATTATTGGCTTAGTCGCGGTGTATCCAGATGATGTGCACAATTATGTTTCTTTTCATTTAGATACGAATGATAGTTCGAATATTAGTGTAAACTGGGGTGATGGCACTACTGAATCCTTAGCGCATAACACCACTCATTACCATGAGTATGATTATGATTCAATTACATCTGATACAAGCACAGCGAAGTCTACGCTTTTTAGGGGTTACAAACAAGTAAAGTTTGAAGTTACATTAACTGGCTCTGCCAAGTTCAGCCAAATATTATTTGATGTCGATGGACCATTTACTACACATACTAGTAGACTATATAGAAGAGGTGCAAACATCTTAGACTTATTCATAAGCTCGAGCAATGCAACTAATCACGAAATATCAGATGATAGGCCTTTAAACATCTGCGAACAAATAGAAATAAGAAATACATCTTCGAACAGATTATCCAATCCGCAGAAGCTGTATTCTGGTGCACAAGCATTAGAATCGATTCCGTTTGTACCGTATATTTATAATAGTGGTTATAGGGATTATGTTTATGCATTTTATTACTGTCAAAATCTAACACAGTTACCTGATGATTTTGCTGACCCCGATAGGTATTGGTTTAGAAATCCTAGTCGCACGCAAGAAGCTTTCCGAGCTTGTTACAGCTTGCGATATATACCAAATGGTTTGTTCGGTACAACTACCTGGGCGTCAAATTCGAGCCTTTATTATATGTTTTACGATTGTCGTAAACTAAAGAATATACCTTATCTTCCAATGAGAACAGGCGCAGGCACAGATACAAGATGCGATTATATATTTGGTAATTGCTTAGAGTTAAGAGCAATTCCTCAAGGATTCTCAGTTGAAAGAGCTAATACAAATGGTATTGATAGACTATTTTATGGTTGCAGAAAATGTACTGATTGGTCAGCACTTTATGATGGTGGAGTAGCTATATTGGATAATCTTAATATATCAGCTGGTTCAAGTTTTAACATGTCACAGACCTTCGGGAACTTAGATCAATTATTAGAGTTTCCGTATGTTGGCAATTTTTCAAAAGCTACACAAGAAGCTTATGCTGTTTTTCTTAGTAATGGCCACATAAAAAGATTTAATTCTCAGTATACACATTTAGATTTTAGTAGAGTCGATGGTCTTAAAAATTTATTTCAGGACTGTTATAATCTCCAAGAAATACCAGAAATACGAGTTCGTTCATTGACAAGAATTAATGCTTTTTACTATACGTTCTATAGTTGTCAAAACCTTCGTAATATCAAAATGACTGGTATGATAGCTGGACCTAGTGATGGTGAATACTACAGGTGTTTTTATAATTGTAGAACATTAGCAGTTATTGACGGAATTGACTTTTCGTTTGCTACTGAAACTAGCGATTATTATCAAATGTTTCACGTTTGTCGTGACATAAGTGCTATAAAATTTCCTGGCACATTTAGAGCTGGTTACGCAAGTCCAAGAATAAACGTAACTGTCGCAAATCACGCTGATATAAGTGGTGAATATCATATAACCGCCGATGGTACTGGCTATGATCAAGCAAGTGGCAATGGTGAATTAAGAGTTGCTGAAAGTGGTGGTAATTATACATGGACAATTCGAGATAGTTCTGATAATACACCAAACGAAAGCTCTTCGGCATCTTCAAGCACTCAATTCACACCTCACTCAGCAGATTGGTCTGGAGCAACAAATGCGGTTACATTCTCAGAAGTTGAAACAGGATTTAAGTATACAGTAACTGGTGGTAGTGGTGATGGATTAAGGTATAATCCTATTAACCGTGCAAACATGTTAGAAATTTTTAATCAATTGGTCACAGTATCACATAGCGCTACGCTTGACCTAAGAAATAATTCATACACCGCAGATCTAACAGATGCAGATAAGGCCATTGCAACAAATAAAGGTTGGACGTTAACATTAGCGTAAAAATATCATGGAAGAAGAAAAAGGATTTTACAAATTAGAACCAAGCAATAAAGGTAGACCACAATTAATACATGGACAAGTTTTATTGAATAAAGAGTGGACATTAGACATAGCTTTAAAGGATACATATACGTATCCAGTAGACGGTTGGACATATTATAATAGCTTTGATGAAGCTGCAATAGGATTTAATTTAACAGAAACGCAAAAAGAACAGTTCAAAGAAGATTTATTTCCTACTGAAGAAATGTTATAAATAGAATTATGGCACAACCTAACACACGACAAAAATTAATAGATTATTGCTTAAGATCTTTAGGCCATCCTGTGATTGAAATTAACGTTGATGAAGATCAACTCGAAGATCGTGTTGATGAAGCGCTGCAGTATTATCAGGAATATCATGGAGATGCGGTTGTTCGTAACTTGTTAAAACACCAAGTTACGCAGACTGATATCACTAATGGGTTTATTCCAATAGAATCAAGTGATAATATACTTTCAATCAACAACGTGTTTAATGTAAGCAGCAGTAATAGCTCTGGTGCTTTCTCGATTGATTACCAAATACACTTAAACGACATCTTCGATTTAAATTCTATTCATGGCGGAATAGTAAATTACGAAATGACAAAGCAGTATTTGTCAATGATTGATCGTAATATAAACGGTGTATATGAAATGATTGAATACTCGCGTCACAAGAATAGGGTAAACTTTCATTCTAATACCTTAGATAACATGTTGAATCAATACGTAGTCTTTGATGGGTACCAATTAGTAGACCCAGAGTCATTCGTTGATGTTTACAACGATGGGTTTTTAAAGAAATATACAACCGCACTATTTAAAAGACAATGGGGATTAAACTTAATTAAATTCGAGGGAATGGTTTTACCAGGCGGTGTTACACTCAATGGTCGTCAGATTTTTGACGATGCGAAAGAAGAGATCCAGCTGCTCGAAGAAACGATGCAACTGAAACATGAAATGCCTCCACTAGACTTTATCGGTTAATTTATTATGCCACGAAATGTATATTTTTCTCAAGGAACTACGCCCGAAAAAAGACTCTACGAAGATATTACGATAGAGGCTCTTAAGATATACGGGCATGATGTATATTACATTCCTCGTACTATCGTTAATACAAATGCGATCTTTAATGAAGATTCGTTGAGTAAATTCGGTGAAGCATTTCAAATTGAGATGTACGTTGAAAATACCGATGGGTTTGAAGGTGATGGAGATTTACTTTCAAAGTTTGGTGTAGAAGTTCGAGATTCAATGACGTTGGTTCTTGCTACGAGAAGGTGGGAAGAGCTTGTTGGCAGATTCCAACCAATAGCAGAGGGTAGGCCGCAAGAAGGTGATCTAATTTACTTTCCTCTCGTAAAAGGTTTATTCCAAATTAGCTTTGTTGAAGATGAGTCTCCGTTCTATCAATTATCAAATCTTCCGACATTCAAGTTAACATGTGAATTGTTTGAATACGGCAATGAAGCGATTGATACTGGCATCGTAGAAGTTGATCAATTTGAAACCGACTATGCTTCTCGTACAGAACTTACACTTGGTTCTGGTAGTGGCACATACCAAGTAGGAGAAGATGTAACACAGACAAACACATCGAGTGGTATTACTGTTACAGGTGAAGTATCTACAGTAAGTTCAGGAAAGATTGAAGTATCGAGTCAAGTTGCGAGCGATGGAAGTAACACGCTCTTTGCACCGACGAGTGCAGGTACAACAGGAAATATTATAGGTGTCACATCTGCTGCTTCATACGAAATTAGTTCAATAGATGCTTTCGCTTCTATTGATAATAACGACCCTTATGCAGATAACGTAGATTTTGAAACTATAGGAAATAACTTTATAGATTTCAGTGAAGAAAACCCATTCGGTAAACCAAATATAACGAGTTAGTCATGTCAATATTTAATGGAAAACATTTTTATAATCAGACTCTGAAAAAATCAGTTGCTGTCTTTGGTACAATATTTAATAACATTAAAATTGTTCAACAAGGTGTTGGTGAAACACGAGTTCCAATAGCGTATGGACCAAGATCTAAGTTTCTCGCGAGAATACAATCTGATACTTCTGCAGCTTCAGATAAGAGCATAGCGATTAAATTACCAAGGATGAGTTTTGAAATTACATCTATAGATTTTGATTCATCGTCTAAATTAAATAAGATAAATAAAAGGTTTTTAAGTGCTACATCCAGCGCTGCAGCGACGAGTGTCGACACTGTTTTTCAGAGTGTTCCTTATAACATAGGAATGCAATTAAACATATTTGCGAAAAACCAAGATGATGCTTTACAAATATTTGAACAAATACTTCCAAGCTTTACGCCTGAATACACTGTTGCCGTAAAAGAACTAGAAGGTCCTAATACAATTACCGATGTTCCAATTGTTTTGAATGGAACGAGTTTTGAAGATACATATGAAGGAGATTTTGAAACGCGTAGGAATTTGACGTATGTATTAGACTTTACGATGAAAGTTAAATTTGCTGGAGGTGTTGATGAAGGAAAGATTATACGCACAGTAGACACATTCTTTTACGCAGATACTAAAAACACCGCAACATTGAAAACACAATATCCTCATGGGTATGATAACGAGCCAGGATTAGAAAATGTAAGACACACCGTAGCAGCATCCGACGAAGCACCTTTAGATTCAACAGATACAATTACTACTACGTTTGGATTCACACATAGTTAATTATGAATAAAAATAATGAAATACTTGATGCACTTGAAAAAAATCTTAAAATCATAGAAAAGCCAAAAACCGAAGTTGATAAGGGTCAAATAATAAATGATACTGAGAAAGATATAGAATATTCTCGTGCAAAAATGAAAGACCTGATTGATCAGTCTTCAGAAGCGATTAATCATATGATGGCTTTGGCCTCTGAGTCAGAACATCCGCGGGCATTTGAGGTTCTATCTAATATGATAAAGGACGCGAGTACGATGACTCAAGATCTTGTGAAGTTACAAAAAACTAGGAAAGATATCACACAAAGCAAAGATGGATATTCTAGCGGGGGCAATACTACTAACAACTCGATTTTCGTAGGTTCAACTACGCAGCTTCAAAAGTTTTTAAAGGAAAAACACAAAGAGACTATAATCGATGCCGAGGAAAGTTAACCCAGACGCAGGATATCTTGGAAATAACTTAGTTAAAAAAGATGGTATCCAAGATTCGTTTACAAAAGAAGAAGTAGACGAATACGTAAAATGCATGCAAGATCCTATTTACTTCGCTCGGAAGTACGTAAAGGTGATTAATCTTGACGAAGGTTTGGTTCCATTTGATCCTTATCCTTATCAAGAAAAAATGTTTGATAACTTTACCGATAATCGATTTAATATCGTTTTAGCGTGTCGTCAATCAGGTAAATCAATCGCATGCGTCGTTTACATTCTATGGTACGCGATATTTAACGCAGAAAAAACAATTGCTGTTCTTGCTAATAAAGGTGCTGTTGCTAGAGAAATGCTAGCTCGGATTACTCTAGCATTAGAAAATCTACCTTTCTTTTTACAACCAGGGACCAAAGCGTTGAATAAGGGTAATATAACGTTTGGCAATAATACTAAAATTATTGCGGCTGCTACTACCGGGAGTTCTATCCGCGGTTTGTCAGTCAATTTGCTTTTTCTTGACGAGTTCGCGTTTGTTGAAAATGCTGCAGAGTTTTATACATCTACGTATCCAGTGGTTTCTTCTGGTCAAGAAACAAAAGTTATTATTTGTTCTACCGCGAATGGTGTAGGAAATATTTACCACCGTTTATACGAAGGAGCTGTTCAAAATACAAATGGGTTTAAAGATTTTAGAGTTGATTGGTGGGACGTGCCTGGACGAGATCAGAAATGGAAAGATATAACTATAGCCAATACATCAGAACTACAGTTCGAACAAGAGTTTGGTAATAATTTTCATGGCACTTCTAATACGCTTATCTCTTCGAATACACTTTTAGAACTAAAATCTAAAGTGCCTATACAGGTTAGAAACGACGTGTATTATTTTGAAGAACCTGAAGAAGGTGCCCAATACATTATGACTGTTGATGTATCAAACGGAAGAGGCCAAGATTACTCAACATTCAATGTTATCAAAGTGTGTAAAGAAAGGTTTACGCAGGTCTGTACGTACAGAAACAACCTTATATCACCTATGTTGTTTCCAGATATAATCGTGAAAATAGCAGCGTTGTATAACGAAGCGGTTGTAGTTATTGAAAATAACGATGTAGGAAAAGTGGTGTGTAATCATGTCTATTACGATTACGAATACGAAAATATGTTTGTTTCATCTTCTGTAAAGGCGAGTGGTTTAGGTGTTATGATGACTAAACGAATAAAAAGAATAGGTTGCTCAAATTTAAAAGACATTATAGAAATGGGAAAATTGGATTTATCTGATGGTTATACTATCGATGAACTTACAACGTTTGAAGTCAACGGACCTTCGTACGCAGCATCTGCGGGTAACCACGACGACTTAGCTATGAATTTAGTGATGTTTGCGTGGTTTGTTTCTTCTGATGCTTTTGGAAATATAGCTGAATTAGATTTGAAAACTATTTTATATAAAGATAGAGTTAGAGAAATGGAAGAAGACTTGCTGCCTTTTGGTTATGTGGTTGATAGCAGCAAAGGGCGATCAGACCATGATAAACTGGTCGAACAAGCAAAACAATGGGGAAATCTCTAATTCGCAATATTTATAAATAGAACTATTGAGAAAATACCTTATTATGCAAAAAAACTTATTAATTAAACAAACAAATTGAGGGGAAAACTATTATGGGATTTCAAGTATCACCAGGCGTACAGGTCAAAGAAATTGATCTAACAAACGTCATCCCGGCCGTATCTACATCTATTGGTGGATTCGCTGGACACTTCAACTGGGGCCCGTCTGAGGAAGCTGTATTAGTTTCTTCGGAAAAAGAATTAAGTGAAACATTTGGAACACCCAATGCAGACACTTACAAATCTTTTTTAACGGCAGCCAGTTTTTTAAAGTACACTAACGCTTTATACGTTAGCCGCGCTGAACCAACGGCCGCACGAAATTCAGTGTGGAGCACAAAGGAAGCTAATCAATCAACTATTACCTCACCTATATCAAACGAAGAAGATAGCAGAACAAGTTCTGATGCTATCGCCCTTGGAAGATATTTTGGTGCTAAAGGTAACAGCATTAAAATACACATGGCGGTAGCCGCAGTTGATCCTGGTGATGTTGCTGACAGTGTTGAATCACAAGGACGATTCGCTGATATAGCCGCACAAGACTTAGTAAGCGACCTTGCAGGAACAACCGCTTGGGGCGAGGCTAATGTAGGTGTTAACGCAAACGACGAAATTCATATTATCGTTGAAGACGTTGGAGGAGAGATTAGTGGTACTAAAGGAGCAATATTAGAAATATATGAAGGTTTATCAATGTATTCTGATGCTCTTAAAGACGGTGGTACAAACTATTATGAGACTGTAATTAATCGTGACTCTAAATATATTTACGTTAATAACACTGGTTTTAAAGCGCTGTGGACAAGTAGTAGTACAGACGCACAGCCAGGAGATTCTGGTCTAACTGTTACTGATGGCGTACAAAAGAAATTTGGTATAGCTGGAGCCACCCCCAACATCGCTGAAACTGGTGTTGCGACTGTAGGAACACTTGCAAATGGTACATCTGTGAATCGTACACCTGGTACATACACTGTTAAAATTGCAGACTCGACTACTAGCTCAAACGCTACTGGTAAGGGTGCTGAATTTAGTATTACAGTAGCCACTGGTGGAATTGTTACAGCCTCGACTATTACTATCGTAAAGCCTGGAGTTGGTTTTGCGGCGGGTGAAACAATCACTGTCACGGATGCTGCTCTAGGGCTCGGAGGAGGCGATTCTCTATCGTTCAATGTTGCAACTGTCGGTAAGCTTTCTTTGCAAGGCACACTAATAAACGGTGTAGATGGCGCTGTTGCAACTGGTAATGTTAGTGCTGCTCTTAATTATTTAGCAGACGTAAATGTAGTAGACGTAAATCTATTATTTGCAGAACAAACTGATGACAGTGTAACTGTTCCAAACAAGATTATCGAGATTGCCGGTACAACTCGTAAAGACTGTGTAGGATTTATCTCGTGTAATACATCAAGTGATGACGAAACTGAAGTAATTTCAGATTTCTCAACACTAGGTTCAACCTCTTATGTTGTGCTCGACTCGAGTGCAGTGCATGTTTATAACAAGTACACAGACCAATACCAATATATACCAGCAGCAGGTCATATGGCAGGTCTTTGCGCAAGAACAGATAACACTAACGATCCTTGGTTCTCACCAGCAGGTTATAGCCGCGGTCAATTATTAGGTGTAAGTAAACTAAAATTCAACCCTAATCAGGTTGAAAGAGATGCTCTTTATAAGAAAGGTATCAATCCAATAGTTGCTCAACCTGGTCAAGGTATTCTTCTCTTCGGCGATAAAACATACCAAAGAAAACCTTCTGCGTTTGATAGAATCAACGTACGTAGGCTATTCATTGTCTTAGAAAAGGCAATTTCGACTGCATCCAAATTTCAATTGTTTGAATTAAACGATGAGTTTACCCGTGCAATGTTCCGTAATATGGTTGAACCATTCTTAAGGGACGTTAAAGGTAGACGTGGTATTAATGACTTCTTAGTTGTTTGTGACGAAACAAATAACACTGGAAACATTATTGATACTAATCGTTTTGTGGCTGATATCTATATTAAGCCAGCTCGTTCAATTAACTTTATCACACTTAACTTTATTGCAACACGCACTGGAGTTGAATTTAGTGAGATTGTTGGTACAGGAAACTAATATAAATAATATAAAAAGGAAACAACTATTATGGCAACTGTAGACAACTTTAAATCAAAACTAATTGGTGGCGGTGCAAGAGCTAATCTCTTCAAAGCGACATTAACATTCCCAGGATACGCCGAAGGCGATGCTGAATTATCTTCATTCATGTGCAAAGGCGCCCAAATGCCTGCGAGTGTAGTCAACAACATTGAAATCCCTTATCGTGGACGTCAATTAAAAGTAGCTGGTGATCGAATATTCGAAAACTGGACAGTAACTATTATCAATGATTCTGGTTATGAAGTCAGAAACGCAATGGAGCGATGGATGAATGGTATTAACGAACACGTGGCTAACACCGGTTTAGTTAATCCTAATGATTATACATCTGATCTTTTCATTGATCAGCTCGATAAAGCTGGAGCAACAACTAAATCATATACTATCAGAGACGCATTTCCAGTAAATGTATCAGCGATTGATGTAAGTTACGATTCGGCAGATACAATTGAAGAATTCACTGTTGAGTTTGCTTACCAGTATTGGGAATCAAACACCACAACTTAAAGTTTTAACTAAGATATACGCACTAAGCGGAGGTCCAAACCCTCCGCTTATTGTTGTATAAATATTATTATGGAATTATTCGGATACGACATTAGTAAAAAAGTATCGGCCAAAACAACGGCTCGAGAAGAAAAGATCATTTCGCCTATACCCAAAGTTAGCGACGATGGAGCAACTAATGTTGCAGTAAGTGGTGGAGGATACTACGGAAGTGTTTTAGATTTATCTAACACTGATGCAGTTTCTGATCATGACTTAATTATCAAATATCGCGATGCGGCGGCTATGCCTGAGTGCGACGCAGCAGTAAACGATATCGTAGATGGCGCTATAGCGTCAGGCGATACATCTGCACCTATTAGTTTACACTTAGAAGATTTGCGGCAGCCCGCAAGTGTAAAAAAAGGAATACTAAAAGAATTTTCAAAGATTTTAGAATTATACAACTTTAACGAAAAAGCGTCAGACTATTTTAGAAACTGGTATATCGACGGTAGAGCTTATTTTCATGTTATTATTGATAAAGAAAACCCACAAAAGGGTATTGTAGAATTACGTCAGGTTGAACCTACACACATAAGCAAAGTAAAAGAAATAGAAACAAAACGAGATAAAAAGACTTCTGTTGAATACGAACATATCTCCGACGAATACTACGTATACTCAAATAATCTAAACGGTGCCAGCGCTACTGGAGTCAAATTCGCAAAGGATGCTATCATACAAGTAACATCTGGTCTTATGGATTCTCACAGAACGAGATCAATAGGCCACTTGCATAAGTCTTTGAAATTGGTTAACCAATTAAGATACATGGAAGATTCTTTAGTGGTTTACAGAGTTTCAAGAGCACCAGAACGTAGAATATTTTATGTAGACGTAGGTAATTTACCTAAAGGTAAAGCAGAAGAATACGTACAACAGGTCGTATCGAGATATAGAAATAAATTAGTGTACGATGCTTCAACTGGTAATATCAGCGATGACCGTAGACACATGTCTATGTTAGAAGATTTTTATTTACCGAGAAGAGAAGGCGGTAGAGGTACCGAAATTACTACATTACCAGGTGGTGATAACTTAGGTCAAATCGAAGATGTGCAATTCTTTCAAAAGAAACTGTATAGATCTTTAAACGTTCCTTTAGCAAGATTAGAACAAGAAAGCGCTTTCTCAGTTGGTAGATCCAGCGAAATTACACGAGAAGAAGTAAAATTCCAGAAGTTTGTCGATAGACTAAGGAAAAAATTCTCTTTCATGATTATTGATGCTTTAAGAATTCAGCTAATACTAAAAGGTGTTATAACAGAATCTGATTGGTACACAATGAAAGAGTACATTACAGTAGATTATCTAGAAGATAACTATTTCTCTGAAATGAAAGAATTTGAAATTCTTAGAGAACGCCTAGAAATGGCACAACAAATGGATGATCTTTTAGATAAGGGATTCGTATCTAAGAAGTATATTCGTCAAACGGTACTAAAACAAACTGAAGAAGATATTGAAAGACTGGCCAGTGAAATAGAAGAAGAATCTGAAGAATCCGGCGAAGAAGGCGAAGAAGACGATTTAGATTTCTAATCAACAAAGGTTGATACTATAAAGGCTATTGTGTGGCCTTTCAAAAACTAAAATATTATAAATAGAATCATGAAAGCAGAAGAAATATTTAAGGGTATAATTACTAATAACCCTGTTAAATCCGCCAAAGCATTTGGTGAAGGAGTGCGTGAAAAATTAGATAGCGCGCTTGAAGTTCGTAAAGTAGGTCTTACATCATCAATATTTAATAAAACGATCGAAAAATGAAATTAATTACAGAACAGTTAGATTCCAACATTAGCTACATCACAGAAGCTAATGAAAAAGGCGAAAAGAACGTATACATCGAAGGTGTATTTATGCAAGCCGAAAAACAGAATCGCAACAATAGAATTTATCCTAAAGATGTATTGGCTAAAGCAACAGCTAAATACGTTAAGGAGCAGGTTGTAACTGGTAGAGCCGTTGGTGAATTAGATCACCCTCAAGGGCCCCAGATTAACCTTGATAAAGTTTCACACAGAATCACCGAACTTAAATGGAACGGTAATGATGTTGTTGGAAAGGCGCTGATACTAGATACACCTATGGGTAAAATAGTGAAAGGGCTCGTCGAAGGCGGGTGCAAGTTAGGCGTCTCTAGTCGTGGTATGGGAACAGTTGAGGAAAAAGGAAAAACATCATTTGTTAAGAACGATTATGTTCTTGCAACTGTTGATATTGTCCAAGATCCAAGCGCTCCATCAGCTTTTGTTGATGGCATAATGGAAGGCGTCGAGTGGATTTACGAGAATGGAATTCTTACACCTCAACAAATTGAAGAATATGAGACAGAAATTAAAAAGGTACCAATTGGGCGGATTAGTGAAGCTCAAGAAAGAATCTTTAGGGATTTCCTCTCCAAACTCTAATTCATAATAAGGAAACTTAAAAAATATGTCAAACGATAACAAAGAACAAATCGTTGAAGATGTTGAAGAAAAAGATCTTGTTGAGAACCAGGAGCTTGAAGTTGAAGAAACCGAAGCGGTTGTTGAAGAAACAACTGAAGAAGTTTCAGAGGAGACTGAAGTTACTGAGGACCAACCTTTATCTGATGCTGTCTTAAACGTATTACTTGGTGAAAAAACCAAGAAAGAAGAAACGGAAGAAGAATCCGAAGAGGAAGAGGAAGAATCCGAAGAAGAAGTAGAAGAAGCTAAAAAGGTAAAAGAAGACGAAGATGAATCAGAAGATGAATCTGAAGAAGATGAGGAAGAAGTTTCCGAATCTGCTGAAGATGAAGACGAAGATGAAGACGAATCTGAAGTTGCTGAAGAAGTCGAAGAAGACGAAGACGAATCTGATGAAGTCGAAGAAGACGAAGAAGAGGAAGAAGAATCTGATGAAGACGAAGTAGAATTACCTGAAGTAAAAACAAAGGCTGGTTATCTAGCATCTAGTTTTGATAAGCTAAAAGGTATGAAAAAGACAGAACTTGTTAGTGCATTCAGTGCATTAAACATGACTGAGGAAGATGAAGACGAAGTAGAAGTTCCAAAGACTAAAGCTGATATTATAAACTCTGTTTATGGTCAACTTAAGGCGATGAAGAAGGACGACTTAATGGCTTCATACCAATCAATCATGGCATCAAACTACGAAAGCGTTAAGGAAGAAACAGAAGCAAATCTTTTTGCTGATGACCTTAAAGTTTTAGCTAGTACTGATCAAGAATTGACTGAAGACTTCAAAGCAAAAGCTTCTATCTTGTTTGAAGGTGCTGTCGCAAATAAAGTGGCCGAGATTAAAGAATCATTGGAAGCTGAATATTCAGAAAATCTACAGGAAGAAGTTACTTACGTTCGTGAGTCTCTTGTTGCTAAGATTGATGATTATCTTTCATATGTTGTTGAATCTTGGATCGAAGAAAATCAAGAGTTTGTTGATAACAAACTTCGTACAGAAATTTCAGAGAATTTCATGAAAGCGCTGCAAAGTACTTTCACTGAACATTACATTGAAGTTCCTGATTCAAAAGTTGATCTTGTAGATGAACTTTCAGACGAAGTCACATCAATAAAAGAATCTTTAGAGATTGCTAACGCAGAAAAATCTGAACTTGCTAGTCAAGTTGAAGAACTTTCTCGTGAAAAGGTTATCTCTGAAGCAACTAGTGATTTAGCTTCAACACAAGCTGGTAAATTTAATAAACTTCTTGAAGAAGTTACATTTGAAAATACTGAGCAGTTTGCTGAAAAGGTAGCAACTATCAAAGAAGGTTTCTTTTCAGAGTCAGCTTCAACTGAAGAAGTCTCTCAATTGGACGAAGACAAATCCGTTACTACAAATGTAGAAACAATCGTAGAAGGTCTAGTGGATGCTAACGCAAATCTTCCAAAAGATATGCAGAAGTATGTTCAGCACCTTTCACGATTTAACCCATAATCAAATAAACTAAAATTCTAACAACAAAAAAGGAATTATTTAAAATGTTAAACGCAGAAAAAGAAATTAAAAAGTGGGCACCAGTATTAGAACATGCTGATGCTGCACCGATCACAGATCGCTACAAGAAAGCTGTAACCGCTAAGCTTCTCGAAAATACCGAAAAGGCTATTAGAGAAGAAAACGCGCATTCCAGCTATTCTTTGAATGAAGGACTAGGTACAGATACTTCATCTGGTAATATGCCTGGTCAAGGAACTGGATTTGATCCAATCCTTATCTCGCTTGTACGCCGTGCAATGCCAAACCTTATTGCTTATGATGTAGCAGGTGTCCAGCCAATGTCTGGTCCTACTGGTCTTATCTTCGCAATGGAACCACGCCATGAGTCTAACTCAACAGCTGGTATCACAAGTGCAGACGCTGCAGCATTCGCACCAGGTGTAGAACCTGGTGATGTTGCTGGTGCAGGTACAGGTACTAACACTGGTAATACTGGTGCATTCAACTCAGACGTTACAACAGATGCTTCTGCAGAAGCTATTTTTGATGCCGACAATATCGGTTTCAATGTAGAAGATTCAGAAGACGCTAACATTGCTGGTGAAATGGGTTTCACACTGTCCAAGACAGTTGTTGAAGCTAAAACACGCCAACTGAAAGCTGAATACACAATGGAAATGGCACAAGACTTGAAAGCAGTTCATGGTCTTGACGCTGAAGCCGAATTGGCTAACATCCTATCTGGTGAAATTCTCGGTGAAATCAATCGTGAAATTATCCGTACAATCATCAAACAAGCTAAGCTTGGTGTAACTGGTGTCCAAAACACCGCTAAGTTAGACCTATCAGCAAGTAATGATTCAATTGGCCGTTGGGCAGTTGAAAAATATCAGTACCTTGCATTCGCTATTGAGAAAGAAGCAAACAAGATTGCTGAAGAAACACGTCGTGGAAAAGGTAACTTCGTTATCTGTTCTTCAAACGTAGCTTCTGCTCTTGCTGGTGCTGGTAAGTTAACATTCGGTGGCGATGGCTCCTTGAATGTAGACTCAACTGGTAACACATTTGCTGGTGTTCTTAATGGTTCACTTAAGGTGTATGTTGATCCATACGCTGTCGGTGATTACGCAGTGGTAGGTTATAAGGGAGATAGTGCTTATGATGCAGGTATATTCTACTGCCCATACGTACCTCTTACAATGATCAAAGCAGTTGGAGAAAATACTTTCCAACCTAAGATTGCATTCAAGACTCGTTACGGAATCGCAACAAACCCATTTGTAACTGCAAGTGGCGGCGCGGCTGGTAACACATCTAACCTGAATCAATACTACCGTAAGTTCGGTGTTGTTGGTATCTAATTAGATATCGGTTAAAGCAACCTTTAAACTTAAAGAGGAGTTCTTCGGAGCTCCTCTTTTTTTGCGTTATAAATAGATATATGGCTGGAACAAACTTAACAAGTAATATCAATCTTTTAGCACCAACTGGTTTTAAACTTACGATCAACCGTGAAAAGTTCGCGAACACCGAATACTTTATCACGTCTTTTTCTATACCAGACATCGCGGTATCTGCGGTTGAAACACGATATCGTGGTGTGATATCGTACGAATCAGGCGAGCCTAGACAGTTTGGTGATTTGTCAATTCGATTTGCGATTGATGAAGATATGAAAAACTATAACGAAATATACGATTGGCTAAAAAGCAATTCTAATCAAGGTTCGAATAAAGGTCAGATAGAAAGACACGACATGATTCTATCTGTTTTGTCAAGCCATAATAACGTTACGAAACAATTTCAATTCAGGGATGCATTCCCTACCACTATTGGTGGTGTTGAGTTTAGTACTCAAAATACAGATGTTGAATATTTGCAGGCAGATGTTACATTTAGATACACTGAATATGACATTATAAAATAAGAATAAATAACTTTATATTATGATTAACTTGGAACAAATCCTAGAGATGTGGAAGAAAGACACAATCATCGATGACGTATGTTTAGATGATGAAACAATAAAGTCTTCTAAATTACACGCCAAATACCTTGAACTTTTTTCAATGGCTAAGCTTATGCTAAAGAAAAAAGAAATGGAACAAGAATCCATGAAAAAGGATAAGTGGCTTTACTATAACGGTAAGATGTCGCAAGAAGACATGGACAACCGTAAATGGAAATATGATCCATTCGATGGTATGACTAAACCATTAAAGAGCGACATGGACATGTACTACTCCACTGATAAAGATATGGTGCGGATTAAAGCACAGATAGATTATCAGAAAACTATCATTGATACTCTTGAAGAAATCATGGGCAACATACGCTGGAGGCACACCCACATCAGGAACATTATTGATTTTAAGAAGTTTACTTCTGGAATGTAATGCTAAAGGCAAGAAAAAATTTACCAGATCTGTTACAAAATAATTCTATTGGGATAGAATTAGGCGTTGCTGCAGCTTCTTATACAAAGGTGTTATACGATTCTAAAAAATTTAAAACACTTTATGGAATAGATATGTGGAATAGCAGAGGTCATACTGATGATGAAATGAAATCTGCAAAAAAACTTGTTCCTAATGTAAAAATTATGCATGGCACATTTGAGCAATTTGTGAATAAGTTTGAAGATAACTTTTTCGATTTTATTTACATAGATGGATATGCACATACCGGACAAGACGATGGAAAAACACTGTATGATTGGTGGCCAAAATTAAAAGTTGGAGGTATATTTTCAGGCCATGACTATTGCAAGAAATACGCTGAAACTATAAAAAGAGTAGATGCTTTTTATAATAAAAACATCGATAACATTGTTCCGTGGTCACTTAACGTAACAAACGATGTTGATAATTTTCCGTCTTGGTATTTTTATAAAAGATGATAACCGCACACAGAAAAGACGAATCTCGAATTTTTTTAGAAAGCCAAGACACCGGCCTTCTTATGGAGTTGTGCGAGTACTTTACCTTTTACGCTGAAGGATACAAGTTTATGCCAGCTTATAGAAATAAGTTATGGGATGGAAAAATACGTTTGTTTGATAGACGTTCTAATACTTTGCCTTATGGCTTACTCAAAAGAGTAGCAGAGTTTTGTTACGAAAGAAACTACAAAATTGAATATGATGATTCTTTAAAGAACAACACCTTATTCGAAGAAAAGGGAGAACTAGAAAAATTTGCTAATAATCTTTCTTTATCGAATGGCGGTAAAACTATTACACCTCGTGATTACCAGTTAGATGCGTTTATCCACGCTGCGCAAAACCATAGATGTTTACTGTTATCTCCTACTGGATCTGGTAAATCGCTTATCATCTATATGTTACTAAGATACTTTTTAGATAACGACATGGATAAAAAGGCGCTGGTGGTAGTTCCTACAACATCGTTGGTTGAGCAGATGTATAAAGACTTTGACGAGTATTCAAAAAACGATAGTACCTTTTCTGCAGAAGAAGATGTGCACCGAATTTATTCAGGAAAAGAAAAGCACGATTTTGATCAGTCAGTGGTAATTACTACATGGCAAAGCGCTATTAAATTACATGCAAGTTGGTTTGTTCAATACGGCTTTGTAGTAGGTGATGAAGCTCACACCTTTAAAGCTAAATCGTTAACTACAATTATGAATCGATTGACAGAAGCGTACGTGCGAATAGGAACTACAGGAACCATTGATGATGCTATCTCTAATCAAATGACGTTAGAAGGTAATTTCGGACCTATTCGAAAAGTTACAACTACAAAGGAGTTGATTGATTCTAACACGTTAGCACAATTGACTGTGCAGTGTTTAGTACTAAAGTATTCAGACGAAGAAAAGAAGATATGCAAAGGACTGAAATACCAAGATGAAATCGATTTTATCGTGAGCCATGAAAAACGTAATCGATTTATTGTGAATCTTACGTGTGATCAGCAGGGGAATTCTTTAGTGCTATACAATCTGGTGCAAAAACACGGTAAGCCTCTTTACGATATGTTTGTTGAAAAATGCAAAAGCACAGGACGTAAAGTATTCTTTGTATCAGGTGCAGTAAACGCTGAAGAGCGCGAAAGAATACGAGCTATTACTGAAAAGGAAAAGAACGCGATTATTGTTGCGAGTGTGGGTACCTTTAGTACAGGTATAAATATAGTTAACCTGCACAATATAATGTTTGCTTCACCAACAAAATCACAAATAAGAGTTTTACAATCTATCGGAAGAGGATTAAGAAAAACAGAAGATGGTCAAGGGACGACTATTTACGATTTAGCTGACGATTTGTCATGGAAGAAATCTAAGAACTACACCTTGAATCACGCAATTGCACGAGTTAAAATATACACTAAAGAGAAGTTTAACTATAAAATCAGTGAGGTGCCACTATGAGCGATTATAACCCATCAGACGATTTAAAACAACACATGCGTGAAGCAGCAATAATGAGCTATCGATTAGTGGACGGCAGTTACATATTGGCAGAAGAAATAGATGCTGACGAAGAAAACAACGTGATATACATTGCTGACGCGTTAGAACTTAATGTTATAGGTGCAAGAGCGTACTTCACTTGTTGGTTAGATTCAGAAGAAGATGAAATGATCCAGCTTGTCGGAGATAAGATCGTAGGTCGTACAGAGACACCGATGCATCTAAAAATGGATTACCATAGATACTATATACTTCAGAAATTGAAGAACGTTTTAACGAAAGACGAAATAAGTAAAGTAATTGAAGAGATGTTTAATCCTCCAGTTGATAATCAAGATTTAACAGATGAATACGAAGAGGAAGAAAAATGGAAAACCGATGGCGGTATTAGTTCTGAAAAGAATTTGAAACCCGATTATGGATTTGAATCAACCTCTGACTACCATTTTAAATGGAGAAAGAAGTTTAAAGGAAACAACTAGTCATACCCTTTCCTTGTTTGGTTTTAATTATTATACCAAAAAAGCAGACAGTTGTAAATAAAAAAGTGCGAAAAAGGGTAACTTTTTTTATTTACTTTTGAGTGATAATATAGTATAATAGATACAGAAAATAATGAAAAGCGAACCTAATAAAAAACCTAAAATTAAACCTAGGGATAAACCACACTACGTAAACAATAAACAGTTTTCCCAGTCAGTAGTAGATTATGTCACCTCTGTGAATGAAGCTCGTGAAAAGATGGTAGATGAGCCTAGAATTACAGAGTATATCGGCACATGTTTTCTAAAAATTGCAGAAGGATTATCGCACAAACCAAATTTCGTAGGGTACACATACCGCGAAGAAATGGTCATGGATGGAGTAGAAAATTGTATTAAAGCAATAATGAATTACGATGTTAAAAAGGCAACACGTACTGGATTACCAAACGCCTTTGCTTACTTTACACAAATTGTGTACTTTGCCTTTTTGCGCAGAATAGCTAAAGAGAAGAAGCAGCAAGAAATAAAAGAAAAATATATAGACTATGCTGGAGCTAGCGCCTTTATGGAAATTGGCGATCATCCAGATTCAAATGGCATCGTTGATAGAGTACGTTATAAATCACAAAGAATTAGATACAATGACGATAAGATTAAACAGTTTGGAAAAGAACTTAAAAAACGTGCTAAGAAAAAAGTAGTAGGCGGATTAGAAAAATTTCTATAATACATTATGCGAATAGCGATATTGAATGATACTCATGCCGGAGTTAAAAATGGTGCTGATATCTTTTTAGATTATTCAGAAAAATTTTATGATGAAACCTTTTTTCCGTACTTGGTTGAACACGGAATAAAGAAGATAATTCACTTAGGTGATTATTTCGAGCATCGTAAGTATGTAAACTATAAAGTTCTTGAACATAACTACGAAACGTTTGTTTCTAAGTTATACGAGCATGATATGCACATGGATATTATTCCAGGAAATCATGACGTTTATTTTAAGAACACTAACAACCTAAATTCGCTTGAACAAATTCTAAGTAAGTATAGTGATCGTATTCATATACACATGGATCCAAAAGTAATTAATTATGATGGATTAGATATTGGCTTAGTTCCGTGGATAAGCAAAGATAACGAAGAAGAATGTATGGAGTTTATGCGTACTGCTTCTGCTCCTATTCTTATGGGTCACTTAGAACTTGGCGGTTTTAGATATATGGCTAATGCTAATATCACATCACATGGTATGGGCACAGAAATTTTTCAAAGATATGAAGCTGTTTATTCTGGCCATTATCATACAAAGAGTACACAGGAAAATGTAACGTATCTTGGTACTCAATTTGAACTTACTTGGTCTGATGCTGGTGATCCTAAATACTTTCATGTATTAGATACTGATACCCGCGATATTTTGCCAGTGCGTAATCCTGCGGTGTTGTTTCAAAAAATTATCTATGATGGTGATGACGAGCCAACACTTGAACAGGAAAGAATAGAAGGAACATATATCAAAGTTGTTGTAAGTAATAAAAAAGATCTATTTGCCTTTGATCAGTTCATGGACAAGTTGTATAATCTTAATCCACACGAAGTACGCATTATAGAAAACTTTGATGAACTTGCAGGTGGTAGTATCGACGATGACGATGTTGATACTGTCGATACACCTACACTATTAAACAGTTATATCGACACAGCAAAAACAAATTTGAATAATGACATTCTCAAGAAAATGATGAATGAACTCTATATAGAAGCACAGGCTTATGATAATATTTAAGAAGGTCCAATACAAAAACTTCCTTTCAACTGGCAATAAAGAAACTACGGTTTATCTCAATCAGGATAAATCTACATTAGTTGTTGGTGCTAATGGTGCAGGTAAATCTACATTACTTGATGCTCTATCGTTTTCCCTATTTGGTAAACCACACCGTAGTATTAACAAGCCTCAACTTGTAAATACTATCAACAATAAAAACTGTTTAGTTACAGTTGAATTTTCTGTAGGTGGTTTAGAGTATAAGATCATCCGCGGTATGAAGCCCAATATATTTGAAGTATACAGAAATGGACAACTGCTAAATCAAGAATCTCATAGCAGGGATTACCAAAAAATTATTGAGCAGAACATTCTTAAGCTTAACCATAAGTCTTTTCACCAAGTGGTTGTTTTAGGATCATCTAACTTTATTCCTTTTATGCAACTACCTTCGCACTCAAGACGAAGTGTTATTGAAGACTTGTTGGATATCGGTATTTTTACTAAGATGAATGTAGTCTTAAAAGATAAAATAAATTTGTTGCGTAGTCAATCGCAAGATACTGATAATAAGCTCGATTTGCTTAAAGAAACAATTCAACTACAGGCCAAACATATCGCAGATCTTAAAAACATTGATACGTCTAATAAAGAAAAGAATGAAAAAAAGATTGCGCTGATCGATGATGAAAACCAAGTATTGATTGATAGTAATAAAGAACTACAAGAAGAGTACGATAATACTTACACTGAGGTAAAGGCGAATATGGATACCGCTCATAACAAAATACAAGATCATAGTTTCGCAGAACAATCTTGGAATTTGAATGTAGGTAAAATTGTCAAAGAGGCTAAATTCTATGAAGAAAATAACGTGTGTCCTACGTGTTCTCAAGAATTAAGTTTAGATTTAAAAACCAAAAAAGAATCTGAAGCTAGAAAAAAGGCAAAAGACATAAGTTCAAGAATAACTAACTCTATTGAAAAGCGTCTTGGTATAGAAGAATTGCATGAGAAGTACCGTAAACAATGGGTACATCTAAACGAAGTTCAAACATCTATTAATAATAATAAGTTGAGGTTGACATCCAATAACGAAAAGATTGATGACTTAAAAATAGTTGAAACCGTAAAAGACACAAAGACAGCAGAAGATAAACTGTTAAGTGATAAAGAAGAACGCGAAAAACTTTCTGAACTAAGAGTAGAACAATCTAAACTAAGTTCTTATATGGACGCATTAAGTGAGCTATTGCGTGATACAGGCATTAAAACAAAAGTTATCCGCCAGTATCTACCTGTCATGAACAAGCTTATAAATCAATATCTTCAGGTTCTAGACTTCTTTGTGTTGTTTAATTTGGATGAATCGTTCAACGAAACTATCCGTTCTCGCCATAGGGATGTATTTACTTATCCATCTTTTTCTGAAGGTGAAAAGCAACGTATTGATTTAAGCCTTCTTTTCGCTTGGCGTCAAATCGCTAAAATGAAAAACTCAGCAAATACTAATCTGTTGATTCTTGACGAAACATTTGATTCGAGCATGGATGCAGACGGTGTTGACAACCTCCTCAAAATACTTTATACACTAGGAGATGATACTAACGTTTTCATTATTTCTCATAAACAGGATATGCTCGAGGGCAAATTTCCGCGGAAACTAGAGTTTGAAAAGGTAAATAATTTCAGCAGAATGAAGTGATTTTTCATAAGTTGTTGATAGTAATATAGTTAGTGTTTTGACATAGCTGCATTTTGTTATGTACTTTTGCCTCATTCTATGGTATAATAGTACTATAACAATTAGGTAAGGTTTATGGAAAAAATACTCGATTTACAAAATCAATCATCTGTAGCACGGTTACTCGCCACAGAGAATATTACGGTCACTCACAAAAGGGGTATCACAACCGCATACTTCGATGTAAAGCATCGTGTACTTGGTCTTCCAGTCTGGAAAGATAAAGGCAAAGTGGTGTATGATATGCTTGTTGGTCACGAAGTATCACATGCTCTTTTTACTCCTGCTGATGGATTTGAAAAGTTTGTTGAGGAAGAAGGACGTAAGCATTTTGACATCTTAAACATTATTGAAGACATTCGTATCGAGCGGCTTATTAAAAACAAGTATGCAGGCATGCCAAGAATATTCAATGGTGCTTATAAGGACCTTGTAGAAAACGACTTTTTCGGTATTAACGACAAAGATGTTCCATCACTAGGCTTCCTTGATCGTTTGAATTTACGCGGTAAGATTGGTACAGTTGTCGATATTCCTCTCAACGATGATGAAGAAAAGCTTTACCGAGAATGCTATGCTGCAGAAACATTTGAAGATGTAGTTGAGCTTTATCACAAAGTAAAGAAGTTTGCACAGGAAGAAGCCAAAGCTAAAAAGCAAGAGGCTGACGACAACGAAGATCAAGAAGGTGATACTTCTGAAGATGGCGAAGGTGAACAACTTGAACCACAGGAAAGTAGTTCTGAAGATGGCGATGGTTTCAGTAATTCTTCTTTACCTGAAGATACTTCTGACGAAGCAGACGATGGCACAGAATCACACAGTGTTCCATCTGCTGTCAGTGACGAAGAAATAGAAGAGGCTTTAGGCGATTATTTAGACAAAAGAAAAAAACAATTCGCCGAAACTGACGAAGATGATGATCTTGGTCAAGACGGAGCAGGTCGTAAAAGCGATTCCAATGGTGAAGATGTTATCATTGAGCCTACGACTACAAAAGCACTTGAAGAAAATTTAGTTGACAAAGAATCGTTAAAGGCCGGTCATAAAAGGGAAGCAATTGCGCTATGGCCTACAAAAAAGACTATTAATAAACACATCGTAGGCTATAAAGAAGTGATGAAAGCTCGAGGTAAGCTTGAAGAATTTTATCCTGAAGAATATTACTGTCCTAAGGAGCGCGCTGATTACGTATCTAAACTCACCTATAGCGCGATTGAATTTAAGAAGAAGACTAACAAAAAGGTTAATGTACTTGCTCGTGAATTTGAACGTAGAAAAGCAGCTTATCAGTATTCACGAGCTCAAGAGTCTCGTCGTGGTACATTAGATGTAAATAAACTGCACAAGTACAAATATGACGATCAGATTTTTCAATCAGTCATGCACCTTGCAGATGCAAAAAGCCATGGTATGATATTCTTTATTGACTACTCAGGCTCAATGAGCGCGGTGCTTAAGGACGTATTAGAACACACTTTGAATCTAGTCCACTTTTGTAAGAAGGTTGGTATTCCATACAAAGTTTACTCCTTTACATCAAACTATTCTTTAGATAAAGAAGACGTTTCTCAATCAGACATGGAGTTTGATCTATCAGACTTAGTTTTAGCAGAATTGTTTTCAAGCGATATGACAGCAAAGGAATACAACGAAGCTTTTCAAATGGTGACTTGTCAAATACTCAATTCCAATGAATATAGATTTAGCCAACAAGGAGTTTCAAAGTTCGAACACTTGGGTGGTACTCCACTCGATCATACATTAATTGCTTCACATCAGATTGTAGACGATTTTAGAAAAAAGAACCCTGTGCAAAAGCTGAATGTCATTGTTCTAACTGATGGTGAATCACACAGCTGTGGTCCAACTGAAGGTTGGGCCGCAGGTACATTTTTCACCAACGTAGCAGGAAAACAAAGATCGATAAAACGTCATTACGCAACTGAACAATATATTCAATTGTTGAAAGAAGTAAAGGGCGTCAACACTATTGGCTTCTTTCTTCCAAATAACAGGCGTGCAGGTAATCAACATCTTAATGCAATGGCAAGATCAGCTCATAGTGTTGTAGAAGCTTATGGAAAAGCAGGTCAATATATGAAAAAGTACCGCAAGGACAAGTGCTTTCATATGTCTAAATGTTTTGGTTACGATTCGTACTTTCTACTCTCAAGTGATGTTGAAATTGAAGATGATGACTTCGACTTCTCAACCACTGAAGGAAAAACCATTTCAGACAACCGCGGAGAACAAAGTAAGCTTGCCCGCCAATTTGCTAAACATAATGTAGCAAACCGTACAAATCGGATAATCATGACAAAATTTGCTGAAATAATTGCCTAATAGGGGCCATTTTATTATTTACACACCGCTAAAAATATAGTATAATAGTACTATAACAATTAAGAAAGGTTAGAAAAACAAAATATGACAAAATCACTCAAAGAACTCCTCCAGGATGCAGGACAAGCATCTTTCACTCGCCAAGAAGTTTTGGCAGTTGCAGAATCTAACGGTATCGACGTAAAGGTTGCTTACCAAGCGATTAACAATTTACATCGTGTAAAGCGTGGTGTATACTCAATTGACTTGCCTGCAGTAAGTGCTCCTGTAGCACCTCAGGTGCCTCAAACAGCAATGGCTAATATCGCCTTCAGAGGTGTAGCTTCAGTCTCTAATGATGAAGTCTACGTACCGGCTGTCGATCCTACTTACATTAAGTGGGGTGAGTACACCACCATCATGAAAATCATAAAGTCAAATATGTTTTTCCCAACATACATTGCTGGCCTTTCAGGCAACGGTAAGACAATGATGGTAGAACAAGCTTGTGCTAAAACAAAGCGTGAATACGTACGAGTTCAAATCTCTCCTGAAACAGATGAAGATGATTTGATCGGTGGCTTCCGCTTAGTCAATGGTGAAACAGTTTTTCAAAAAGGACCAGTCGTAAAAGCTATGGAACGTGGTTGCATACTTCTGATTGACGAAATCGATAGGGCTACGAACAAGATCATGTGTCTCCAAGGAGTACTTGAAGGCAATCCTATTCTCTTGAAAAAGACGGGAGAGGTAGTAACACCTGCAGACGGGTTTAACGTAATCGCTACAGCCAATACTAAAGGCCGCGGCTCTGACGATGGTAGATTTACCGCAGCATCAATCATTGACGAAGCATTCCTCGAAAGGTTTGTCTGTGTAATTGATCAAGCTTTTCCTCAGCCAACAATTGAAAAGAAGATTGTCGAAAAGCACATGGCTAAGTTCGGTGTTGAAGATACTGAATTCGCTGAAAAGCTTATTGCTTGGTCAAATGTGATCCGCAAAACCTTTGAGGCTGAAGGTGTGGAAGAAGTGGTTTCCACTCGCCGCCTTTGCCACATCGTGAAAAGCTTCTCAATCTTTGAAGATCGCATGAAAGCAATCAACATGTGCATCAGCCGATTCGATGAAGAAACGCGTGTAGCATTCTTAGATCTTTATACTAA